TGATTGGAAGGGGCACTTCGCACATGCTATCCCACGCAGAATGATGGGAATGTTAAATCCTCAACAATTCGATTTTAGTATGATGGCCGCAGGTATTGGTATGATTTCGGGTGATGTACATAATATGCAAGGTTTGCAAAGAAAAGGTAAAGATAAGGTTTCAAGACAAACAAGAAATTATCTTGATACTATAGTACATTATGACCCTAATGCTGAACTAGATGAGTACGGTCTTTTTACACCACCAAACGAAGTAGTTGAGACAGCAGGTCTGAAAATGGGTGCAGTAGGCGCACCAAGTCCAAACAACTTTTCTATTATAGACTCCTTTGATAGTGGTGCTTGGCATGGTGGTCATGAGTGTAATCCTAATGTTGGTTGCGAGTTTGATTCGCAAGGTAACATTGTGGCTGGTACTAATCCCGGCCCCGGTTTGTTCTACAGCGTACCCGAAGAGTTGCTTGACGTAGCACATGGTAAAGGAAATTGGGAGGAAACTTGGAGTAAAGCACCACCTCCGCAATACACACTTCCTCCATTCCTAAGTATGAATTATGATACCTTTGAAACTCCAAATGATGTTCCTACTCGTATTGCTATGAGCGAAATGACTGAAATCATTACTTCTTTACTTGACCCCGACATCTTGTTGACGAAGAGTGATGAAGCGGCTTGGTCACCAGCAGTAAGACCTATGCATCGTATTTTCGATATGAAGGATTTAGAACATTTGAAAGGTTTCAGTGGTTCTTGGGTAGTAAGTAAGTGGTATGATGGTCAAAGAGTTATCATTGTAAAGAACAGCAATGAGGTTACGGCATACAATGAAAGCGGTAAAAAGAAAGGACTTCGTAAAGCCACCAAAGAAGCCTTAGAGAAAGTTAATGATAACAATTTCACTATAGATGCTATTCTCGGTGAAGAGGATTTGAATATCATTGATATTTTAAATTACGATGATAATAATATATCTGACATGCAATTGTATGAGAGATTGAAGATACTACGCTCTCAATTTGAAAGTCATGAAAACGTGATAGTTCCCGGACCTCACGATACTAGAATGACAGATGATGAAGGACTTGAAGAATCGGTCAACAATCTAAAAGAAGAGCATGACAATATTCTACTTAGAGATAACAAGTCTACCTACATGAAAGGGGAGAGAAGACATCCAAAGTGGGTGTTATATCGCAGCAGTAGGGATTACAATTTCATTGTATTAGATAGAAGAGGTAAGGGGCCATATACTTACCAACTTGGTGCAGGGCCAATAAATCACGGTGAAGAGTTAGGTAATCGAGCGATTGAACATGATGGTCACTATTACATGGACATAGGTACGGCACACAATCAACAAAAGGTATTCAAAATTGGTGACATCGTTAGAGCATCTATTACAGGTGTAACAAAGAAGAATAGAAAAGAGCGAGCAGTTTACAACGTGCAATTCAAAGAAATAGAAAGTGAAGGAGAAGGAGAAGGGGCAGCGAGTGTCGAATCTCTTGATTTGCTCACAAAGTCGTTTGCACCAATTTTGATTCCTCACGATATTGAAATTGATGATAAGTATATTCAAATTATCATGAAAGATGTTGACGTTGTAAATTATTCTTACGAGCAATTAAATGATGCATGGTACATTCATTCACCTACAAGTGCTATTGGTTCACTAAAGAAAACAGATTATCCTCTAGTATTGGCTGAAAGTTTGTTGCCGTTTTGGTCGCCTGTAGCACCTCTTATGATTTCGGGTAACGTAAGAAAAGAGAAAACTATGGATATGCCTAAGAAACCAACTGAAGAAAAGGTGGAAGAGCAGAGTGTTGGTATTTTAGAGGCCGATGACGAGGATATGATTGTCAAACCCGAAAGCAAAAAGAAAGCACTAGAGTTAATAGTTCGTGCATTGGATGTAATTGCTAAAGAAAAGATGACTTGGACAGGGCCAAAAGGACTTGGAATTGATGTAGGTTCGCCTCAAGAGTCACCTCGTGGCCCCACCCAACTAAGACACGAGTCTACTTTACCCGATTTCGATGGTGAAAAGAAAATTAATCATGAAAAGAAACACTCTGAAAAAGAGAGACTGAATCACATTCAAATCAAAACAGAAGAAGGCGAGAATCTTTCTATAGACTATGACAATGACCAGCCAATCGTGTCTCAAAGCCAAAGTTAGGTATAAATACCATAACAGACACTTCTTGTGGCAATGTTGGCAATTCAGCGACCAAATGACGGTATCGCTCTTCTCAAGAGTGGGTCCGATTTGGTAGTTGCTGGATATGCTTCTGTGGAATTGGTTGACAAGCAAGGTGACCTAATTACTCAAGGTGCTTTGAACGATGCCTTTGGTAACTTCATGAAGAGTGAGAAATTCCGCAATGTGCAACTAGCACACTCCAACATCCAAGTAGGAGAAGTAATTGACTCCTATGTAGATAGCAACGGTAGAATGTGGAAGTCTGAAGTAGACGACACAGGAATGTTTGTTGTAGTTAAACTCCGTAATGACATCGAGAAGGCTCGTGAAGTAGCCGCAGAAATCCGCAAGGGTAACCTTCGTGGATTTTCAATTGGAGGCCAAGCATTCAAGAGAGTGCGAAGGTCTGATTTTGAAAAAGGCGACTATCAAGAGATTTCAAAAATGGAATTGCATGAGATTACTATCTGTGAAAAGGGAATTAATCCCGAAGCACAGTTTAGAATTTTAAAGGAGGACAAAGATATGACTGATACAGATATTAGCAATATAATGGAAAGGCTTGAAAAGAGGCTTGACGAATTGGAGAAGGGTGAAATGCCACCGGGACTCAAGGAACACATGGAGGACAAGAAAGAGTCCAAAGGTGACGAGCCAAAAGAAGAAAAGAAAGATGAAGAAAAAGAGGATGATGACAAGATGCAGTACATGAAAGGTGATGAATACAGTGACGTTATTACTTCTGAATACCTAAGTTGGATGGAAGGTACACTAAAGTCTGCTGGTATTGATACAGAAGCAGCAAGACTACACTTCGACAACTTGGAAAAGGCACAACTTGGTGGATTCGACAATCCCGATGCAGTTGACGGTGCTGACTACTTCGCTGGTCAAGTCCGTGGCCGTGGACAGGAAAACGGCTCTCCATCTACAGGTGCAATCAACGCAATCACTGCAAGCGGCGGTAAAACACCAGCCGGTGCAATGGGAGCAGCATCTTTGGCTAAGGGTTACCTAAACCACGGAAATGTTTCCGAGGCTGACATTGAGGCTGCATACGAAGTTTACAAGGCAGCAGCACAAGAGCAACACTTCCGCAATGACCTTGAAGGTCACTTTGCAAACAGATTCAACAGAGAAGTTGAAATCGCAAAGTCACAGCAAGAAAAGGCCGCATTCGATGCAAGAGGCCCACTATCCGAGATTATGAAATCTCTTGAGGCTCTAAACGAGCGAATTGACAACATCGGCACAGGCGGAGTAGCAATACAGAAGTCTGATGTTTCAAACATTGAAGTTCCTTCTACGCAGGATTTGGCAAACATGGGATGGGATGAAGTCCACGCCCTTGCTTCAAGAACCATGAGGGGAGAATAAGTAAGACTAAGGAGATGAGAATATGGCAAGAGATTATATCAGAAACATTCACGACATGGAACGCTACTACTACGGTGCGGGTAACGCTATGGGTTACTCCTACTCCGGTAGCGAGTTGTTAAAGGCAGATGCGCCAATGTTAAGCACAACTGCTGGTACATACCAAGCGATTTATGGTCGTAAAGTATGGTCACAGTTGAACCAAGAATTCAATGCATTTAGCATTCTACCAAAGAGGCCGTGGGAGAGAAGCGGTTGGAGAGTTATCACAGGTCGCCCATCGTTTAGCGTTGGTGGCGGTGTAGCAGAAAACGCTACTCTACCGGACACAACCAAGCCAACCTTCCAAAACATTGCAGCAAAGCCAAAGACAATCGTACACACATTCGACATGTCTGAGACAGCAATGTTCCTTGCAGACAAGGATGACGGACTTGGTGACATTCGCTCTATCATGAAAGAAGAGATGGGTAAGCACCACGCAGAACACATCAACAAGATGCTAACCACTGACAAGGCAACTGTTGCTGGAAACGACTTTGAGTCACTTGACAGAATCACCACCGGTGCTTCCGCAGGTACCGCTGAAGACATTTACTCCATTGACCGAAGTGCAAACTCATGGTCATTGGCAGAACACAATGAGAACAGTGGAACTGACAGAGTTCTATCACTAGACCACCTAGACGACCTATTCCAAAAGATTTGGACTCGTGGTGGTAATCCAAAGGTTATCCTAACAGGATATGACACTTTGATGAGACTACAGCAACTTCTACAGAGCCAACAGAGGTTCATGGAAGAGAAGAGAGTCACACCTACCTACAACGGTGTTAAGGGTGTACCGGGTATTGAGGCTGGATTTATCGTAGCAACTTACAACGGTGTACCAATTATCCCTTCCAAAGATGTACAGCCCGACACACTGAGCAGAATGTACTTCCTTGATACTGACTACGTTTACTTCAGTACAGCAATTCCAACACAATACTTTGAGTCCGGTATCGAGACAGGCGACCCATTCGCTATCAACAGACTAGGACAAGAAGGTATGTACCGCACAATGGGAGAGTTATGGACTACTTTCTTCGGAGGACATGGTTCTATCCGTGACCTAAAGTGAGGTTGTTTGGAGATTATTAAGGAGATGAAATTATGGCAACAGAAACAGCAACTAATAAGGGCTTGACAATATCATTTGATGATGCAGATTTTAGCACAGGAACAGTCTCGGTTCTTTTAGACCTTGACTTAAGAACAGGAACCCCTGTAGATGAAACAGGTTGGTTGAGTGGCAACGCAGGTGGTTCATACCCCGGTTCCCTCACAGGTTTTAACGCAGCAAACACTGATGGAAATGCAGTAGGTAGTATGAGATTGGTACAAATTGCATTCACATTGGCTGATGCTGCTGAACAAGTATTGGTTCTAACCGCAGGTGCTTCAAAGATTATTGGTATTCTCGGTACCACCTTCGCAGTGGCCGATAAGACTCTATCCGCTACCTTCACTAACACAGGACTTGCACCTGCTGCTAAGACAGGTGGCTCAGACCCATCAATCGTCCTTCACGGAGAAGCGGCTGGCGCAGGTACCGTAACATGCGTATTGCTTAACTGAAGGTGATTAAGTGCCTATTGTAACCTTTCTTGGCCCTTTTTACGAAAGGCGAAGAGCAGACACCATTGGTCCGTGGTTAAGGGGTCAAGCGGTTGAAGTATCTCAAGATTGGTTAGACGAGTGGAGACACACCCTTCCCTCATCACGCTTTTTAATCGAAGGTGATGAGGGGGGTGAATCCCTAGATGACGGTGATGGTATTCCCGACCCCGGTTGGAGTCGAAAAGACATTCTACAATGGCTTGATGATAACAACATAGATATAGGCAGTGGATATGTCACTAAAACTAAGGCACTAGCACTTGTAGAAGGGCACCTAAATCCAACAGAAGAAGGAGTTGAATAATTATGGCAGTAACAATAGACGAAAGACCGACATATTTCGGTGACAGAATGATAGTAACAGGAACTTACGAGGCAGGTGACTCAGCAATAGATTTGTCTAGCCTACTTGTAAGTATTGATTTTGCGGGTATTAACCCGTCGGGCGTACACGCTTACGAAGCAATTGGAGATACAGGTGGCGGAAGCGGTGGAACTCAAAATGTAAACTTCGCTCCTAAAGCAAGAATTGATGGCACTACTATACGCATTGGTTCTGCTGTCGGTGATATATCCGACCCCGATGCTACTGATACAGGATTGATAGCAGTAGGAGAAGCAGGTACATTCTTAGCAATTGGTCGCCGTTCTTGAGGTGACGACTAATGGCAAGTTTGTCCAAAGTAGGTTCTAAGGTAGTTGGACCGCTATCTCCAAAAGAGTTTAGTGATGCTTCTACTTTGCAGACAACCATCAATACGGCTATACAAGCAGTATCAGATGCAAGCGCAACTAACGCAATTCTAGGCACTGAATGTATCACTGTTCTCGGTAACACGTTCATCGTAGTTTTATACCAACTCGCTTGAGGTGAGTGGTGTGGGGTTTGATGTTAGAAGCATTGACTTATCGGACATAATGCGTGGCTCAAAGCAAGGCACTAAGTCCGATTTGAGTTACAATAGTAGCGCAGTTACTAATTCTGACAAACCGTTAGCCGGTGTAACTAGCGCACAGCGCAGACGCAATCGTGATATAGGCGATGTATTAAACATCGGTGCGGGTACAAGATGCACACACTGTGGTTTCCTACATTTCTTATGGAGAGAAACCTGTGGTGCTTGTGACAAACCTATGGAATACAACTTGGGACACAGAGATGAAAAGAAAAGGATGTGATGTCTATGAATAAAATACTGATTAAAGCAATTAGACCACATAGACAGAAGATTCTAACTCAAGAGGGTGATGAAAAGCGATTGCAACAATGGGCTAATCAAAAAGCAGCCGAGCAATTGAGAGGGGCTGGTGGAGATGCTTCGGGAGAGCAGTTTACACAAGCAAGGGATGCACTCATGCGAGAGGCGGTAATGAGTCCCGAAAAACATGGACTAAAATTCATGGCCGAAAGAGTACCGTTTGAAGGTCAAGAGTTGACTTCTGACTTAACTGAGGCTGACCCCGAAGGTGAGGCTACTGCAATTGACAGTCAATTTGCACCCGAAGAAGATGAAGAGTTTTTTGAGGCTAATAATACTGTAAGGGATAACAGTGATTATCACAGTAAATTATTCGATGAAAAGGGTAATCTTCGTACAACTTTGAAGCCCGATGAAGAAGAAGAGGCTGAGAATACTAAAACAGAAAGGCAACATGTACCTATGGATGCTGACCATCCCGATTATTTCAAAAGTTCAAGAAGAGTAGCGTTTAGTGATGCTTGGAGTTTGTTGAAGTCACAGTGAGGGGGTGTAAAGTGTGCCAATGGTATTCAGTCCCGGTGAGCCGGAAACAAGGCCACTTTACCCCGAAGAAGTAGTGTACACTACAGCCCAAAAAGTAGCAGACCTGCTTGAAATTAGCGCACAAGATGCTATACTAATGAGTGCTGACGCTGACAGTGATGCTATCTACATTACAGGAAATGAGTATCGAGATGTAGGGTTTAGCGTAGGAGATAAACTTCGTATATACAGTGACGCTGACCCATTCGGTCACGATGATTTAGAAGTCACCGCTGTAGGGCGAGGGGCTGGTGACAAAAGCGGTCACGTTAAGATTACAGTTAGCGGTGCCACTATCACTACTACAGATTTTGAAGTTGCGGATAATGGGTATGTACAGAACAAAGCATCGTTTACTAACGGCAGAACTCGTGGTCTAACTAAGGCTAAGGTAGACCATGTGATTCTGAAGATGCAAGACCGTATAGACAATATGACTCGCAACGCTTGGCGACCTTATCTTGTAAGTGCTGAGTACATTAACTTCGATACATACAAGCCATACAGAAGGCGATACTATACTGACTATGTAGGTACAAGCCCACTTCTATTCCGTAATGTACAGCAGATGCTTCGCATAGAACTATGGCAGGGTGACGATTATCGTGAGATATGCGGTGCTGAAGTCAGAATTAAGTTTGATGATGTATCTAACTTAGCCTCTTCAGCAATATATTTGTCACCCGGTAACGGTAGTGTTGCTACATTAGCACAGGGCACAGGCACTAATCAATGGAGAGATGATTTCGATGCAACTACTGTCGCTCAAAACTTTGCAGACCTAATTAACAAAGAGGATAGAGTAGGAAAAACAGCAGCCGAGTTTGCACCTGCATTTACATTGGAAGGCTCAACTTCTAATGTGGCAGTGAATAATGAGTTCTTAGCATCAGCAAACGCAGATTATGGCACAGGTATTGTAAAACTGACATCTATGAGAGCAGTAAAAGCCGGTGAAGTTTGTAGTATTGTAAGTACATCTTCTGATATTGCCATAAGTCAAGGGCAAGATAACAGTACCACATTTACGAGTCTTGATTCTACAACTATCAATGTAGCATCTACTACAGGGTTTGCAAACGCTGGTGTGGCTATAGACACAAGCGGTGATGTTTTCCGTTATACAGGTAAAACTGCTACATCGTTTACAGGGTGTGTAGCAGTAACAGGTAGTTTAGGTGCTATTACAGGGACTATCACGCAAACTACTTTCTTAGTAGATTTACAGGGTGGCTCGTCAAGCGGTGACAATGCAAGACTTCGTGATTGGTGGCTCGACCACGAAATGGGTATTGTGTACTTCAATAACTCATATCCATTCTTTGAGTGGAATGCAATCAAAGTAGCGTATATTTATGGTGAAAGATATGTTGAGAAAGCAATTGAAGACATATGTACAAAGATGGTAGCAATTGAATTACTAATGTCTGATGATAGAAGTGTACTGATTCCCGAAGGTACACAGAACATTGACCTTGCAAGTAAGGTACAGTTATATCAAGCAGAAATAGATAGAACACTACCAAAGTATGTTGAGTTGGTGGTGTTTGAATAATGGATGAACGTGACTTCAAAAAACAGGGTGAAGATTTTCATTTTAGAATACAAGAAGAACTTTTCAAGAAAGACAAGAAAATGCAAGAGCAATTTTACCAGCATTTTACTACCTCACCTGCTTATTTCCGTGAGCGCATGATGATGATTGAGGCTGGTGCTATGGGGTACAACATTCAAGATGGTTATCCTATCAAAAACGATACCGGTAAACCTGCTACTGAGCAACAATTAAATTCCATAAACAAAGCGGTAGATAGGGCTATGCTAAGGTCTAATCCCGATTTTGAAAAATTTAACATGAAATACGAAAACGGTTTCTTTGTACCCATAAGTTACAAGAAATTACTTGAGAAGGAGGGTTGAATGTGGTAGCAACTTGGACTGAAGGACTTGATGCTGTAATTGCATTGTTCAAAGATAATTGGAACAGAGCAAACACTAGCAACTATCGCCCTGTAGTCATTGATATTGCAGACACTACAGCCGAACATGGTAAGCGTCTTGACTTACAAAAACACGATTACGTTCTATGTTATGAGACAGCGCATAACGAAGAAGCACCGGAGTTGTTCTACGATTTCGTTACGACACGCATAAATATAACTGTTGATGTGAGAACTACAAAGGGGCGAAAGCATTTACAGGCTCTTGAGAATGAAGTACGGAGGTTGATACATACAAAGCGAAAAGGCGACGGCACCAATTTTGACCGATTAGTATTCAAAACCCGGACAGATTTGAGTGACCGAAGCAAAATTTTGTTTCGTATGACCTTCCAAGTAGAAGTAGTAATACTTGCGGAATTAATACCATAGGTGAATAAATATGCCATCAACAGTTTACAAGGGCGACTTAGCAGAAGTATCTTTTGCTTCTGAAACAGGAATAAGAATTAATGCAAGTACAGATGCTAACATTACTACAGTAACGGATGCAAATGCAGATTTTACAAAAGTTACTTTTACAGCAGTAAGTTCATGTCCTTTATTCTCAAGTAACAAATTAAAGTACCCACAAAATTTGTTAATAGGTTCCCAAGTTAAATTTACTGATTCAGCATCCCAACTTAGTAATTCTGCCGATACTGCTGGTGTATTTACTATTGTTAGTAATGATAATACCGATATACGAATAACTCCGGCTATGAAATCATCCAACTTAACAGGAAATAATAATGCTGGATTAGAACTTCACATTTTACCTTACAAAACACCACCAATTGATGTTGGTATGAGTCTTGCTGCTAATAGCGAATCAGTATTGACAGACCAATTTTTGGGGATTGCAAACGCAATTACTCTTCCCGAAACTAAAATTGATTTAAAGCGTTACCATGTTGTAGGACTTGGCCGTGATACATCAGTACAAGTGCCCGGTAAATTCATTACTGAAGGCGGCTCTTTTGAAGTGGCTATGCATTCTGCTCGTTGGTTGAAATATTGTCTTGGTGGAGAAGTAGTAGCAGATGGTGACACTTCAAATGTTGCATCTGTGTTAGCAAGCGATGCGGTTGCCGGTGCATCTGATATTGTAGTTTCAGATTCTACTAATTTTGCTGTAGGTAAATTTGTTGAAATAGATGCAAAAGCATCTGATGATGATATAGCAATAGTGACTACACACGAACCTGCTGAAACTATTTGGGATGGAACATTCAATGGTTTAGCATTTGACAAAGCATCTCCTTCCGAAATTAGAAGAATAGTAGCAGTTCAACCTCATAAGATATTCTTAGATGAACCATTAATGTTTAATCATACAAGTTCGGGAAGTGCTACTGCTGTAAAAGTTAGAGAGTACGGTGATGCAAACACCAACGCCCCGGCTATTAGCGATGCAGGTGTTATCACAGATTCAGTAACTCACCTATTATTTACTAATACTACTCAACCATCTTTTAGCCTTGAGGTATCTCAAAGAAGAAGAAATGTAGATACAGACGAAGGGGCTACAGATGGTGGCTCTACAGATTCTAAAGAATTAACTCGTGTATTCCGTGGTTGTAAGGTTACTGATTTCACCATGTCTACTGATAATGATGCTGCGCTAAGACTATCTGTAAACTTCAACTCAGCATTATGTTATACTGACACAGGAAGATTAGAGGGTGGTGATTCAAGATATGCTTCTCATAGGATGTTTGATGATACTGCTAACACAGCAAATAATAGATTGCTTGCTGGAATTGGTAGGAAAACTCAGAAGCCGTTTATGTTTTACAACGGTACAATCAATATCGCTGGTATTCAAGTTGCCCAAGTATTGAATTTCAATTTAACAGGCCAAACAGGTATGCAAGCATTTCATACAGTGAATGGTCAAAGTAGCCAAAACGCAAGCGGTACATCTCAAGTTCCTTTTGGTGGTTCAAGAAACACATCAGTTATGGTTGAAGGTCAAACAAGTTATGAAATGACAATGGAAATTATTGTAGATGACCCAATATTCTATCACAAAATGCGCTCGGCTGAAGAGTTTAGTAGAAGTGCAGACGATACCACTGATAACCAAATTAGAATCAATTTTGAAAAGACAACAACTTCGGGTTCGGGTCACACTGAAAGAATGATGTTGATGATTGATGATTATGTAATTATAGAAGCACCACTGCAAATTCCCGAAGATAAAGGTGCGGTAAAATCTGTATTGAAGATTATGCCAAAGACAATTAAAGTAATTGCAAGAGATACAATTCTAAAATATTGAGGTGAGGATATGAAGAGGTCACTACAAAAATACCGCAGAATGGGTGCTTTAAATTACGCTCGATGGGTATGCGAAGTAAACGGTGTAGAATTTAGTGAAGAATTGATGTCTGACCTAGATAACCACGCTATTCATGCTATGGTATCTGACCTCCTACACCCTGTAGAAGAAGTATTAGTAGACGAAATCAACCCTCTTGTACAAGAAGAGGTTGTTAACCCATTCCCCGAAGAGATTCAAATGTACGATTCACTAACCGTAGCAGAATTGAGAGCCATTTGTGTTGAGCGTGAACTACCTGTTTACGGCACAAAGGCTGAAATTATTTTACGATTAAAGCAAAATGATATTCCCGAAGAAGAGTCTGACGGCCCTACTGAAGAAGTAGCCCCCGAAGATGATTCGGAAGCCCCTACCGAAGAGGTAGCCGCATCCAATGGAGAGGAAACTGATGAGCAAAACAGTAATACAGAACAAGAGCCTGTTGTTGAAGAATAATGATACGATTAAACATACTATTGGTATAGACCCCAATGATGATAGTTTAGTCATGGAAGTTTGGGTAAGGGACATATCCTTCCTAGACATCCAAAACGCCGCACAAAAAATGATTCGTGTAGTCAAAGGTGACGTATCACTTGATTTAGCAGGTTATTGGGAGTATGCTCTCTCTAATTGGATTACAAAAACCAACCCCGATTTGTCTAAGAAGGAACTCCTTTCATTGAAAGGATATGTCGGCGACCAAATATGTAAGATACTACCCCAACCTACTGAGATGATGGAGAGTCTGCAAGGGGGGTTTACCAAGCAGACCGCTTGAGGGTGGACAGTTTTCTAAAGAAAGAAGAATACGATAGTGCAGAAGATTTTCAAACACAAATAGAACTGTGGGCGTATATCATTGCAAAGCACTATAACATATCCCTCACTGAAGTCTATTCAATGCCAAACAACATCTTCAAACAATCACTTGTTTGGGCGATGGTGGCTACTGATGAGAACAAGAAAAACATAGAGCGTAAGAAGCAAGAAGCGAAAAGTGGAGATAGAGAAGTAGTAAACTTAGATTACTCGTTTTTAGATTGGGAGTGAAATTATGGTGATGTTATCATTGTTGGCTAGTATGTCCGGCTTAGTGACGAGTATAGGTACAGGTTTTGTCAAAGCCGGTACATTGGCTTCTCAAGCACTCCAAGCAGTTTCACAATTTTTCAACGACTATATTGTACAACCAATGAAGGATTTATGGGAGTGGATGAAAGATGCTTGGGAATCCTTTCAAGGGTGGGCTTCTGATGCATGGACAGCAACCGGCGAATTCCTAGATGAATATCTCGTACAACCCCTAAAGGTACTTTGGGGTTGGATGGAAGAAGGTTGGCAGTTATACCAAGATTGGGCATCTTTCTGTTGGAATCTCGTATTTGAGTTAATGAATGATTTATTCATATCACCTCTGAAGACATTTTGGGGATGGATAGAAGGTGCGTGGGAGTCCTTTACAGGGTGGGGTAGTGACGCATGGAGTATAATTAGTTCAGTATATACTAATTTATTTACAAACCCTATAGACACATATTGGAATTTACTAGGCACTATGTGGGAGACTTTATCGGGATGGGGAAGAAGCACATGGGAACTTATAGGAGTTGCGTTTGAAATTGCATTTGTTACTCCAATGATGTTCTTTTGGGATATGTTAAAGTCCATGTGGATAACTCTAGCAGGGTGGGGTAAGAGTACATGGGATACCGTTGGGGGTGCTTGGGACACTTATGTAGTAAAACCCATCAGTGTCTTCTTTACATGGATGGATGAGACATGGACTTTAATTACAGACGGTATAAAAAATGCTTGGGAAAAACTTGACTTTGGAATTGTGCTTGAGGGTGGATGGAATTTTATAATGGACTTGATTGATGACCCGGTTGGAACATTTACAAAAGTAGGTACTGCAATAGGAGAATGGGCAAGTGGACTTGGTGATACTTTTGCCAGCCTTCTCAAGTCACCAATTAACGGTATAATAGGGTTGATAAATTCATTCTTTGATTCAATTGATTTTTCAATAAGTCTTGAAAACCCATTTACGGGTACTGAATATTCTATAGGATTTGACTTATCGAGTTGGAATATTCCTCTATTGGCTAAGGGTGGTATCGTTGATAAACCAACTCTTGCAATGATAGGTGAAGATGGGCCGGAGGCTGTCATACCACTATCTCAAAGAAACAACCCGCAAGGAGTTGGTATGGGTGGAGGTACATTCAACATTACTGTAAACGCAAGCGGTATTACAGACCGTACAGACAAGCGCAGCCTTGCTCGTGAGATTGGTAATATGATTCAACAGGAGATGGCTCGTAACATCGGTGGTGCAACAATGAGAGGTAGATACTGATGAGTACCCCAATTCGCTTAGTAAAAAACAATGGTGATACTATTGACCTAGTGTGTACTACTCTAACTATGAATGTACAAAGAGGTGTATCACCTATCACGTTACCGTTTTTGGGTGCTACTAGATTAGGGTTTGATTTGAACTTACCAAGTTCTGTAATCTCAATGGAGGGTTACATTACTGATGATGATAAGTTTTCAAGTGGCGGTGCAGTAGCAGCACACGCAATAATTGATTTTGGTAATAATGAACCCGACCACAACTTTTCTGATGCAGGTAATATAGTAAATTTGATTACAGGCACTACTGCAAATGACGCTACAACTGCTATCAACGCTGTTACTATAGCAAACGTAACTCATGGCTCAATTAATTTTACGCAGCAACCAACTAATTTTACAGATGCTACTGCTGATGTAACTGATGGTGATGCTACTGTAACTGTAGATTCTACTGAGTCTATATCTGTTGGTATGACAGTAACAGGGACACATATTCCAAGTAATACTACTGTCGCATCTATAACCAATGCTACTACGTTTGAATTATCACAAGCAGCAAGCGGTGGTAGTTACACAAACGGTACACTAACTTTTAGTGGATTTTATGGATTTCAAGGATTTACTAATCAGAATCATTGGGTTGGTGTGTACAATAGCACAACATCTACTGCAAGAACTGCTGCCGAAATAGCAGCAGATTTTGCTGCGCTAGTAAATCTTAGAACTTCTGTATTCGGTATGACAGCAACGGTGATAAATTCGCCAACCACAGGTAGCACTAATACTGCCGTTAAGTTAACACAAAATAGTGTTGGAAAAAGTGGTAATACTAATTATCCATCTTTTGGAAAATATAACAGTGTATCTGCTAAACCATATCATATACTTTTCAAAGGTGGTAAAACTGCTTCTACTAGCAGTGGGCATAGTGCTGGTGATAGGGTTGCTGAATTATATGCTACACTAAACAATTCAAACAATGGTGGTCTTTCAACCATTCCCGGTACCTTACTTACAGGAATAGGAAGAGGGCTTACAGGTAATAGTCTAGGAGAAGATGGTACAAGTGGTGCTGATGCCAAGTATGGAGATTATATCATAGGACTTCAGATACCATTTACGTCAAAAATAAATAATAATTCATCTCTATTCTATATGCCAACAGGTGCTTTCAAAGATATATTCGATAAAACAGCAGACAACGCATTACCTGCTGGTACAGAATTTTCTCCGTATGATGGAGAATATACAGGCATAAAAGGTACAATTGCTGATGCTACATTTGTACAACTTGGTGGTGAACCAATATACAGTTTTACAATTAACTTCTTCCCGATTGATTGGATTATATGATGTGATATTATGGTAGCAATTGGTCGTAGTAGTCATGCATATTTCTTTGATGGGGTTTCTGATTCTATCATTGTACCGCAAGGTAGGTTTAGAAAAACAGGCACAGGGAATGCACAAGGAAACAATGTCTCTGTAAAAACACTTGATGGTAGTGATGATAGAACAAACATAACAGGTAAAAACGATACAGAGTTTATTATTGAAACATTCGTAATTCCCGATTGCGGTGGTGTTATTGCATTCCGTGAAGGACAGTTCTCGCTTGAGATGGGTACAGTAGACACACCGGGGCCAGCAGTGTTTACACTAAATACAGAGTCAATTCAAGGCCCATCTTTCATTAAACTAACAACTGCTTTCGATACCACTACAAGATGGGATGGTATAGTATTTCCTCAACAAGTTAGTGGAGGAATACATGATACATACAATAGGTATGACAGTAGTTTAGATGAAGCCACCAATCTTAATTTTAACAACAGACCACTATACCATGTTGTTGCTGGATTGTTGAAAAACAAAGTATTCCTTAGTGTAAATGGTGAGATAGTAGCATCTCAATCTGTACCCGATAGTACAGTAGTAGCCCGTAGTACAGACCACGTTTACATTGGTGGGAAGGGTGGTGAATTCCGTGGTGCTATCGAAGCACTACACATGACTAGCAACTTTACAGAAGAGATGTTACTACCTCACATTCCTGTAAAAACACCAGCGTCTTCTGCACTATTTAGGTTTGAAGAACCTATTGACATCATAGAAGAATCATATTCCTTTACTGCTTTCACTGCTGCTTCTGACGGTACAACCACTACTCTCACTATTCCGGCAGCAGATGCTCAAGCACTGATTGCTAGGCTAACAGGTAAAGCCTACGACTCGTCTTCTCCTACTACCGATTTTAGAGCCACCCCATACAGTATGGGTAACTACAAAGTAACCGATTACTACACCACCCCAAGTACACCATCTACTATTGCTACTGCTCACACACCTTACAATCTGTTAATTAATCCGGGTGCTGTAAATCGTAACTCTCACAAACCAAATCAGTCTCCACCCGAAAGAGTTAGACTCCACAGCATAAACGGTTCAACCGGTGTGATTACAGTATCTAGTATTCACATTGATTTCGTAAACGGTACTAACGGTTTGAGAGGATTACTTCACTCTCGTACTGCTGATGTGGACAATTACTTCGTAGTAATAGGTGCTGACTTACTAATTGACAATGGTACAGGTAAACCATACCAACCACCACACTACGGTACACAGATTTTCGACAAGACGGGTCAAATGACTATTGATGAAAGTTCATTTGAGAATCATGGATTTGTATATTCATCTCGTATGGCTACCACTACAAGTGACCCTAACAACCCGTTTGCTGTAAATTGGCCTTCGGGACTTGATGCTTTGTTCCAAGTAGGTCACAGTGGTAGACACTTGTATTCTCATATTACAGGTCATGAATACATGCGGAGGTTCCCAAAGCCTACTGACATGATAATTGACCAGCAAATTGATGGCTCTGCTGACATAGTAGAAATGGTCTATGAGAACTCAACACAGTCTATTCAAGAAATGTTTACCATGAATGGATTGATTGATTTTTACAATGATGCGATTGAAGCACCAATTGCTAGAATTAAAAATTCTTCAACTGTAGCGTCTATCGTAAACAATGGACTACCTGCATCCAAGAAGGAATTAATTGCGATAGGTGGATTAGGGTTTGACTATGCACCATTTATGCTCAAGGGACCGGTACCGGAATATGGAGACATAAACGATACCACTAGGTTGTACCACTTATCTCCCGAATCAAAAAGTCGTATTGCCTTACTACATGTTCCTGCTCTAAAATCATCTTACGATTACGCACCGTATGTAGAAATACACTACAACGCTATTGATTTGACAGGTGCAAGTATGAGTATATCCGGTCCAATGCTGATGGTAGAAAAGACCGTACCGGCAGGTAATCACATAGTTACAGGTTCTACAACTATCTTAGACGTAATCACTGCTGACCTTGCTAACACCACTCTGTATTCTGCTGGTGGTATAATCACTCTAACCAACGCCATAGATGGGTTTGGTGCCAACCTAGAAGACTCTCACACACTTATTGGAGACAATACAGGTGGACAAGAAAACGATGTGGAATTAGATTACAGCACTACCCCTGCGTTGTACACTCCCGATGATGATGTGTCTGCTATTCCTGCTTCACCACCTAAAGGAATATCTCGTTCTCACAACAACGCTGTACATGAGTCTGTATATCACAAACTGTGTATTGAAGCAAGGTCACCTATAAGTCAGAATACTAATACCGATGCTGACGGTATAGGTAACTTCACCCTAAAACCACTAACTGAAAAGTCGGGTACGGGTGTATTTGACATCGGACCAACCACCTCATCGTCAAGATTGTTTGAGATATACGACATCATTGACAATGTGCGAATTACAGATGAGGCAGGTATATACTGCAAGATTTTCGTGCAGCCTTCAAATAAATTAAGGAGTAATCAATTATCCTTGATTAGAACTGCTGAAACAGATACAGTACCTAACATTGCAAGTATAATGGTACTGATGAGTAGATGTCGTATTCGTGATGTAAAGAATGTCCAAGATGCTGAAAACAACATGGTGATTACATCTGTAGTCGGTAAGGGTATTGCAGATAGTTTCGTCAATGAAAACGTCAGCGTAATAGGAAGCGGTTCGCCGGATTCTCATATTGTAAAAGAGATTGAACCTAACTCTCCTGTAGTTACTGTCAATCTTGGTGGGCCGGGGCAGGGGGCGGTGAATACCAAGCCTACATTCGACCCTAGTCCACTAATGAGACTACCCGGCTCTACAAGACGTAACTGTGTAATACAGGCTGTCCGTGTAAATACAGATACTTCTGATACCCATCAATCAATAACTGTAGTACCAATAAATAATGAGTCGCCCGACGTACAATCATGGGGTACAATCTGCTTTCCAAAGGTTGGAAGAATATATCTTGAAGACGGTGCAAGCGCAGAGTATTCATCAAAAGTCGGTGCAGGTTTCTTATTCGATGATACTAATGCGGTAGCAGATAGAAAATATTTGGATGCTGCTGGTGTTGCATATGATACTTTACACAAGTGGATGCAAGCCAATAATCTGTATTCATATACTAATGCGGGGACATACTCAGTATCGTTTTTCATTTCTAATGACCCCGATTTCGATAATAGTAATTTAACGCAAGATGGTAGCACCGTAAACGACAGACTTTTCCAAACCATTAGTGACGTAACTCACGATTACCAACTTGGTACTCAGTATGCAAGCACAAGAGCAATGGTGGAGATACCTGTATTCCCTAAGCAGTTCTTCGACCATACTGCTGAAGGTATATTCCCCGGTCCCGATAATAGTATGAAATTGCATATTGATGCAACCTATACAGCCCATACTTGGAACCCTACTCCTGTAGGCCGCAGAGCCAAAGACATAGAGGCTGCTGATAAAGAGGTATTTTCAGCGTATTCTTACAATGTACAAAACAAAAACTATGTTCAAAGTGCTACTATTACAAAGGTAGAAACTGTATCTAACAACATACGAATTTATGTTTCACATCCACATATGTTCCCCGATGCTACTTTAACTGCAAGATACGGTAACATGGCACCAAGAGTTGGGTATAGAAGAGTGTTTTTAGGAAGTGGTGATTGGGGTATATACGATAATAATCCAACCTCTGATGGATATATCTCGATACCCGATGGGTATGTATCTGCTGGATATGATAATGGTTTTACTGAGAACTTTAAGACTAATGCTACTGTAGGTTCTAAAATACACATTACGTCGGGAATAAATAACCAAGTCTTAATTCCTATAAGCGGAGGTGCAGGGCTTCCATCATCTGATTTTGAAGGCAGGTCTAACTTTTATCATGACAGTGCAAATGTTCAAACTCAAGGTGGTAATCTCGATTACGGTTTACGTCAATATGTCAGTGCTGTAGAGTTCAAAGCGGGGCCATTGGCTAATCCTCATGCACCTCGTATAGAATACGGTAGAGCAAAGGCTACTATTGTTGCTGCTAGAATAGATGGAAGAATGCACTTAACTTTGGATGATGCATCCCTATTCCCCGACCCTCCGTATTCAAGAGATTCAAATAACGCTGTAGAATTTAACTTAGGTGATTACCTATATATTGTCGAAATAGGGTTAGATACTCCCGAAGAAGTGCTGTATTTTGGTACATTACAGGGTAGTCCTACAAGTAATGAAATAGTTATAGAACGTAAATTCGGTAGTTCAATTACTTTAGATAATGTGGTTGGTAAATCAATCTACCTAAAGAAAGCAGTACTTGCTTGGAAATCTATTTCAGACCCTTCAAATATTGGGGCTAATGAAGCAGACACGGCCATATTTGACTCAATTTGGAAAAGCACAGTAAGTGTTGCTTCGGGTACTACAGACGCTTTTTGCGTAAGTCATACATCTTCTTACTTGAAATTAGGTGCTAATACAATTGGACTTAATATAAGAAAAGGTGATAAAATTTATTCAAGAACCGGTAACGCTAATTACATTGGTGAGGTAAGTGCTGTCATAGATAATACATATGGCCCACTAACTAATTTTGATATAGCATCTTGCACAGTAACTAATGGCATTCCCACCATTACAGGTATATCAAGCACCTCTAATATTGTAGTAGGTATGGCAGTTACAGGAAATGGTATTCCGTCTAATACTCATGTATTAACAGTTGATTCAAGCACTCAAATTACTTTGGATAAAAATGCAACAGGACTTGGCTCAAGCCCTTCTTCTGAAACACTTTCATTTGAGGTTGAGGGTGCAATAATTAAATTAACAGGAAATAATCTTGTTGGTACTAACCCAAGTGTTGCTACAATTGGAGTTGCAATTGGTGACACTACTTCAGAAGATTTCGATGCAGTATTAAATCGCTCTTGGATATATCCATATGCACAAGGTGGTTTGCGTAATGGAGATACTGTATGGATGAATATGACCCTAAACAACCCTCATGCTGTTGAAGGTCTATTTTGTAAAAGTCGTGGTGTACTAAACGAAGCACTCGTATGGAATGGTTTCAACGGTGGTAGAGGCGCATTGGCTGGTAGTCCTCGTGATAGCATACCACTTGAAAACTTCTTAATTGGTAATTCATGTCTTGAAACGGCACAAAACTTTGCACAACATATTAACAAAACAATTGAGTTAAACTATGAAGCATTTGGCTTAGATGCTAGTCAAGCCCCCACTATTGCATATGTAGACCCATATCTGTCTACAGATGGACATGCTCGTGTACTACTGTATGATGTGGCACATGACCGTGAGTTTATTGCTTTCCACGATATTCACATGCAAGTACAATCAAGCGCATCTACTCCAACTGTAGGGTACACAAGAAATATTGTATATGCAAATGGAAATACAGGTAATTTAGATAAGATTCTTTCGGGAATAAACGGTAATGCACCTCATTATTTAACAACTCAAATAGATGTAATGAATGGTTTTCCGTCTGAAAATAGATTTATTCGCAGAACTCAACAATCTAAATTTATTGAAAGCGCATATGCACACAATGTACCGAGTATGACTTCAAAAGATTTAACTCAGAGTACAGGTGGTACAGAAACAACATATAATTTGAAAAATCCATCTACTTCGGGTAATAACTCTCATCGTAAAGGTAAGGGTCACGGTCACTTTGTGCATACAGGTCTTTACCATGAAGGTACATCTGATACTCATAATATTGGTGATAGTGTATTACCAAGAGTAGAGCCAGCAGTAGCATCTGTATATTGGTCGGTTGAAAAACACAAACTGTCGAGAAAAGCAAATGGAGAAAATTTATTATTAAATAAACTTAGAGAGCATAGATTGTCTCAAAATCCTGCGACTCATTCTCTAAGAGATACAAGCACTATGTTTGATACTCCCGATGGTACTCGTGTTATCTCAGCATTCCTTTGTTTAAAGGGTAAAAGAAACACTGCACTTGACTTAACCAACCATGAAGAATCAAGATTGCAACATCTAAAGCATTGGACTGAAATGGACTTTGTAAGAAGAATGGTTGTAGATTTAGGTGAAATTGGAGTCAAGGAAGGAGTTACCGACATCGAAGCAGCAGCAAGAGAAATTGTAAGGGTGATAAATCAAGGTGGGGCACCAAACGGTAGAACTCATGCAAGACGACCATCTCAACAATATCCGGGTGAAAGTGAAAGATTAGACCTTACTAGAATAGGTGTAAGAGCAGACACATTAGACGAGAACAAAGACCCTTCATCTGCACACATCAATGCTGATTTTGCTGCTACAGGTTCTACTCATGACCCTTCACCGTTTTGGGATGGTAGTGTGGCATTTGAAACCCATGATAGAGGTTCCCACATGGGATATGTCAGAGCGCATTTAGGTAGGGTAGTTGAAGACATAAACGGTAACGAAGGTTTCTCAGTAGTAATCCACTCAACTATACCGGGTGCGAGTGGTCGTAACTTCTGTGTATGGTTAGATAATAGTAAGGGTCAATCTAACTACCAACCTCAGTTCCTAATTGGACACGGTGGTAGATTTAGAAACTTTTGGGCACAACCGGATGAAACAATCGGTGAAAACATGCACCCCGCACCTATGCCATTAAACAAGCATGGTAGACCATTCGCCCCTATTACTACTCTAAGAGAGATGGTTATACAAGATAGTCCCGATGAACAATTCACAAGTAATCACGACATAGGACCAAGACGTGATAATACTTCAAATCCAATACAACGTAATCTATCAGCGCATATTGGTGGTATATCTCAAAATACAGTAAACGATGAATCGTTTGAATCTCAAAGCCCATCTATGACATTGGTAAAGGGACTAAGAGCAGGTAGTCAAGCAGTAGCGAGAATCAACTTCGGTGGATTAGTAGCAAGCGGTGTACCCGGCTTTTCTCCTATTGCTGGTAAACATGGATTTGGAAGAAAGGGTAGCACTGACTTTGATAAGATATACAATGAAGCAATAAAGTCGGGAGACACAGACCCTACTGCAATTACGTCTTATTCTACACATGTACCATCTGCTGATGTAATTGAAGATAACATAGGTAATTCATCTCTATATGGTGTTAGGTTTACCGACCATAGAGGAAGAGGATATGGTGTAAGATATATCTACAGACAATTAGGAAAAGAGTTTGCAAACGAATTAACTACTATTCCTTCAACTATAGATGAAGAAGTGTGTATCTACTTTGATGATAGCGATGTAAGTCAAGGTGGATTTACTATTGGTAATCACATGCTTGGGTGGGGTGACGTTACAGGCAGAGTAGACATATCTAATTTTGAGTCGGGAGAAGAAGAGGTATCTTGGCGTGGTAATCAGTGGCGTGGAATACCTGCACCCGATGTTGGTATAGATTGTTACATACAGTGGAATGGTACTGAGATGACTGTTACACTAGAATCTCCATTTGGTACTTCAGACACCGGTTCCATTAGCCTTGAAAAACATCCCGATATACTTGGTTATCTTGGATTCCCTAGAGAAAACGGTGTAATACAACTTACTGACCCGTTTACAAGTACCACTCGTAAAGGTTCTACAGGCACAGTTATCTCTTATACCTCAAGAACCCAAAATAGTCTAACAGGTACTCATACTTTCTTCGGTGTTATTGGACCCAATGGTGCAGTATCTCATAAATTAGACAACAATAATAGTGCTGCAACTCTTGATGATACAGGCTCATATACCTTCAACGATAATGAAATTCATAGATTAATTATAACACCAAGATTGAATTGGACTACTTTAATTACTGATGAAATTATTGCTGTGGCTACTGCTCACGCAATCAACTTACAAGACCCTAACATCGAAGAGGGTGTATCGTTTGATTGTACACAGTTCTATGCCGCAGACGGTAGGACACTAGAGGAATGGGGTGTGAGTCCCGATGCAATAAAGATACGAGCGCATAATCCTCAAAGAAGTATAACTCCTATCTCTACAATGTTTAGTGCTACAGTTCACAAAGATTTGGGAATAGAAGCACCACATCTCGAATATGGTGAATATGAATACATAGACAAATCTACCCTAAATCAATGGACAATTAATACAGCCCAATCACAACACAATCCTGTATCGGATGCTAACATAGATAAGAATAGAAAAACGGGTTGTGGTTTCTTACCTCGTACTATCCTCCAAGTTAGGTCAAAAAGTCGTGGTTTCCATAGTAACACACCGACTCCTGTAATTGTTGATTCATACAATGACCCAATCAATATCACGAATTGGAAAAACAATTTGATTGGTGTGAATTACACGTCAGTACACGGTGACCATATTCTACCTAAGATTGATAGTGGTATGATTGTATTTACTAAATACCATCATACTTCAAAATACTTTGAGGTATCAAACCCACAAAGACTAACACATATACTAATTCCTGCTGGTCAAGAATCTACATCTGAACATTCGGAAACTAAGATATTGTCATTTGGAAGCACTGCAAAGTTGTGGATAAGTAAAACAGCATTTGCTATAGCGACTTCGTATCAAGGGAGTAATTCTATGGCGTACATAGAAAAACTAAATGGTAATACTGATTTTGATGAAGTATATGGTGGTAGTGATGTAAACGATGATGGTATTCTTCTTACTCATGGTGATAAACATTTTACGGGTCATAGACTATACGGTAGTATAGAAAGCCAACCCGTTGTACACTTCAAGGGTGGCAGAGACAGTATAGACCACAGCGTACCACTTTATTTCGGTGGTGGTTTCAGTGGTGTAGTGCTTGACATCAATGACGGTACTCAGAATGATTATACTTCATTCTATACCCATCCGTATTCTAGTGGCCCTACCGGTACTGCTGGTATTCAGAATGCTAACGAAATTAGTACATCGTTTGCTATCTTAGATTGTAACGCTATGTTGGCATTCTTCCCCGGTACACCATTACTAAACCAACACAGAGGAAGCATCACCCCTCCTGCTCACAATAAGAATAACATTCTGTCGCCCGATTTGATGAATGGTACATACTCAAGAGCAGGTAGACCGGCCCAATTATCTGCTCGATACACTGCTGGTATAGTACCCCAAAAGGCAGTGCCTATGGTTATAAGGGTGCCACATCAAAATGCAAAGTATCGTGATTATGTAGGAGAAGATGAGGATGGAAAGTATTTCACAACTTACCTAATATTTGGTCCCGGTCAATCATTCCCATTTACAGAAACCACTGCCGCTAATAGTGATGTAGAACCCCATCCGGGTTATGTAATTACTACAGGTAACACTTGGAGTAAAATGCCATCGGGAGTAAATCTTCCAAATGAAATTAAAAACTCTGATGGGGAGTATGGGCCTCCAAGTAGTACATATCAAAGCAGAAGAAATCGCTTCCAATATCACACTACTATCAATTGGTCACCAGCAGAAGGAATACCGAATATAGGTGATGTGACTTTTACAAATAATACCGGAGAAACAGACCACACACCCGGTGGTACACCGGGTTTTGGTGGGGATGCAAGAATTTTACGAGTGGATAGCACTTCAAATATAGCAGTAGGTATGACAATTAATGGTACGGGTATTCCTACTGATTCACTTGTAACACAAGTCATTGATTCAAGAACTTTTAAAATTAACCAAGATACTACTGATTCTAATAGTGGTGTTACTTTTACTTTTACATTAGGTAGTACATACGGTTTAACACAAAGACCCGAACACGGTTATCATTATGGAGAACATTTCTTTAATCCTTTATCGGGTAAAATAGTTACTAACAATGAAGAGGATTACAAAAAGGCTCACCCATACCAACATTGTAGCATTGGATATTACGGTATTACTATGAGTGCTGATATGACTTGGCACATGGACGGTGGTTATCATCCGGGTGGTAATTGGTTAGACCAGCAAATGTCATTTAACCCACCTATGGAAAAGGACAATTATCGTGTAGTTAAAGAAACCAATAACGTAATGCAACCAACTGCATTTAGAGCATCGGGTGTATTACATAGTGATTGGATTGCAGGAGATAATTTAGAAACAGCAGATACATACTTTAGAGATACCATACTTGTTGATGCAACACGTTGTCAAAACGGTGAAGAGTTGGCGACTATCATAGGTCAAGCCATAAACGAAAACCCCGGTAAGAGTGCATTAAAGGCTCTTGGTGGCACCTTTATGCCATCTATGGGAACATCAATGAGGCAAGATAGATATGGTTGGATTGAATTGGGTTATGTTAATTACAACCACTCTGAATCTACTTTAAATGAAGCAGGTATTACAAATTTAGGTGATAATACGGCTGCTACTACATTTAACAATGGTACAGGTTATATTTTAGCAAGGTCGCAAAGTTCTCACACACAAGCACAATTAGAACAAATTCCAGCATCCGGTTGGATTCGTACTGACTTAGGAGGTAGATTACCTTCTGACCCAACGGGCACTGATGCGCCTACTTGGGGTTGTTATCATTCTCGTGAAGTTATACAGATAAGTTCTACATGGCATGTATTATTCCATCTTGCACCAAATAGAATAAGTGGTTTCCCGGTAATGGAGGATATTACTACATGGGATGATAAATGTGAATCCACAACAGCATTATCATTCCCCGATTTATTAGGTACAGGCTCTCTTAACCCTCCTACGAAAGTGTATGTATGGTCTAAATCGGGAGTAAATACATTCGTAAATAACATAGGAGACAATGACAATTTATTGCATAAATCAAGTGTACACTTTAATGGATTAGTAGATGCAATAGACCGTACAAGACCTATTGGTGCAGTAGGATGGGCTGGTGAAAGATACTCCTATCTTAACTCTCTAAAAGTAGGAACATCTAACGTATATGCAGCAGGTCTTGGTGCTTGGCACCCAATGTTAGGATTCTCACCGTATGGTAAGGCATCATCGGTAATGAATACATTTGGTCATCTTCCAAATATTTCACCGTTAAAGTACGCACCGGAAAGTACCGGCCCAATTAATGGTCGTAGTGGTGCTGACTCAGTGCTAACTTCTGCATATTCGTGGAATACAGGATTAGCATCTACTGATTCATTATACACCGGGTATTCATTTGAAGATGCTGAAGACTCGCTATATGGAAACAAGCCTGTTAATATATTGAATGATGGTGTTGACGTAGTAGAATCTTTACATAGTAATCAAGGTGTATTTGGTAGAGCATTCTTAGTAATTTCTTACGAAGGTGAACTTCCGTTAATTGCAAAGCGTGACCGTGATGGTATTACAGCAACAGGTGATTGGTTGGCAGTAAGAAGTAAACTTTTGCAAGAAGTTGATGTATTTACTGCTTTGAAATTTGCTGGTACGAATCAATGGAGTGAAGATATTCATGGTGCTGATAGATTTGTAGCACCTGCTAATGGTGGGCCAAACATTGAGGCTTTGATAGTTGATAATATAGGACCAGCAACAGATGATTACACTTATTCTTCTGCATTTACATTTAATTCTACAATTTCTGCTGATAGTAGTTTGAAAAATGCTGAACCATGTCTACACCCCACAGGTGACTTATTCTTTGATTTAGATGAAAGTCCGGGCAGTTTCTTCTTACACGATAATAGTGAGGTAGAAAGAAACAGAGCAGTAGATTTTGTTGATGTTGCCGACACAGAAATGACTACGAGATATGGTGAAAGGTCATATTGGGGTACTGCAACAAACGCAAGAAAACTAATGCTCAATACCCCAACAAAGAATTTCTCAGTAGAACATGTAGTTTGGAAGAGAATGGATGGAGGTAATCTCTCACTACCTGCACCAAATGCTCGTGGTCTTGGTGCAGTACCATTTATCACAAGAGTAGACAATGGTAATCCGCTTACTATGGGTGAGGAAATATACGGTATCAATAGATTTTCATTTGAGACTACTAACAGTGCAATGTTCCCAATTGTACAGGCTCAAGAATTATCTCACCCTCAACTAGCAACTCAACATCCCGACGAGTTGAGGAATGCATTAATGATTCCAAATGAAGAAATACAGTTTGAAGAAATTATGGTTACTGACGATACAGGACAAACCCATATCATCGAGGGTGGTTCACCGTTTGGTACTATTATTAGAACATACAATACTGTATCAGATAGAGGGGCAGAAGGTTTGGCACCTTCCATTACTAACAGTGGTATCGAACCTAACCTAAAGATTAGACTACCCGACCCCGAAACTATTCCGGGTAACATCATTATCAGACCGGGATTCGGGGCTTTACAAGCATACCAAACTGAAACTATCGGTAGTGGTGGTATGATGAGGCCGATTTCTAGTGCCGCCCTCAAACATTTGTTTACTGATGAAACAACAGGACCGAGGTTGGGGCCATCCTTTAGCGACCACAATTGGGAACATATTAGTCAAGCAGCATCGGGAGAAGCATTCCCCGATTCTACATACAAGGGGTGGGAGATTGCTACAGGTAACGCACCACTAGAAACATCTTACGAATTACATGATAGAACACTATATTTCCACATTACTAAGAATGGTAATACACATTCCCACCGACATCCAAATTATTATTCTCATGCAAATGGTGTAGAAAATAATGAATTGACAGGAGTATCGTATAGTGGCACAACACTCACTGTAAATGCAGCACCAAGTACATCTTTATACAATGAAACAGTTGGACCGGGAGACAGTCGTAAATTCTTGAGATTATACAATCCAACCACAGGTAAAGGCGGAGTTGCCTCTTTTACAGGAATATCGGGAAGTACGTTCATCGGATGTGTAGGTGATGCTGACTTCCAAGAAATAATTAAGAGTGATATATCTTCTTACAAAGTAGTCCCATCTTACTACATACCTGCTGGTTCTACTCGATTCTTTGCTGCACGAAGATTGCGTGACCACGCTGAGGTAAGCGGTAACAGCCCCGATACAGCCCATACCCTGTACTTTAGAGGTGGTGGTACAGAAGAAGTACCAAAGACATTGTTTAGACGACCAAGATTATCTCCATTGGCTGCACCTCGTATGGGTCATCACTTTGTAAACCCAACTATGGCAGTGTTACCGGGTCATTGGGCGCATCCTGCTTATCAAGGACTTTACAATAAACATTTAGCAATAAGGTCTGCAACTCTAAATTCCGAAGAAAGGGCATTGATGCAAGAGCAGAATTTAGACGATTTAAAATCTGATATTAGCACAACACTAACAAACAAATTACACGGATATGATACTATTCATAGATTTGGTGCATTGAATGCTACCCCAAGTGGGCCAAGTGATATTCATGGTGGGGCATTTACTTTGATGTTTGAAACCAAGATTAAGACTGATGGTTATGGTGTACTTGCATCTGAAGGTCAAGCAGGTGTAGTTAATTCAAAAGGCGGACATACTGTAGTGCTTGAGGCTGCTGCTAATTACACACTAGATAACCACTTCCCCGACCCTTCAGAGGTTGGTGCATATCAGATTGTTATACAACCTAACGTATTCAAATCTCAAATGTTGGGCTTCCATGCAAACGGCCCTGCTGATGATGTTCCCGATGGAACAGTCAATGAATTGACAAGTCAACAAGTAGCACTTGTCATAGGGATTAGAGAGTCTGATAGTGCAACAGGTGGATTAGGTCTTGTATTGGCTGAAGCAACTATGGCTGATGTAAGAGGATGTGAGATATTCATTAACGAGATTATGATTGACCACGACCCCGACCATATGAGTCAATTTACAAATATACCACCGTTAATGACTTACAATCCATTAGGGGTACAATCTACTGAATCACCGGCGTTTGTGAAGAACTCATTACCATATCAACCACAAATGTTCGTAAAGGCTACACCCGGTTATACTACTAACATACCGTGGTGGAGTATCACACATAGATATGGCCCCGACCATTCTGAAGCAACATCGTTTAGACATCTAAGCCACCATAGATTCGATAATTACTATGAGTTTATACGAGCAGGTGCAGGTAGTATAGGATGTCAGATTACACTTGCTGGTTACCCGAGTACACACCCCGACATTTATCATGAAATTCTTGAAAATGTAAGTTTGAATCCTGTATGTACTGTGGTATCTGTAGCGGCTACAACCATTACAGTAGACGATGCAAGAGGTTTCCCAATGGTGCCTTACTACGGTAACAAATTAGAGTACACCGATGCAAGCGGAATAAGACGCACTCATGATTATACTGAGCGTAGTGGGTATGATTCAACCAATATGAATAAACCAAAGCAATTCACTATCACAGCAAATACTAATTTCACGAGTAATTTAACTGCTGGTACAAAATTGCGTTTAACTCGTGCTTATGATTTTAGACCATCGGGTAGTATATTTACTGATTCTAAATCTAGTATGGTAACAAGAATTTTACCGCAGATGCTACAAGGTAGCAGAGATACTAACAGCCTACATATGGCTGATGCATTCCTATGCCTGTGGCATCCCAATCTTGGTCGCCCACATACCTTCTATTCTGATTCAAGTCGTACATGGTTATCTCCTACACTAGATAGAGCAGTAGACAAGAAACCATTGAACAGTATGCCCGAACACTTTGAAACAATACACTACCATGAGTCTACTTACTACGCAAGTATGGGTCCATTTGGTCTACAAAGAAAGACACCTCGCCCACCTCATAAATATAAGAATAGTAGTAATACTGAAATTACTTTCACGTCTAAACATTCGGGAAGTGTAATGAATGTCAGTACCACAACAGGATTGACAGGTACCCCTACCATAATGGTAGATGGTATAGTTTTCACTGTAGCGAGTTTTACAGCGAGTCCAGCCCGTATAACTGTAAATGAAGGAATACCGGATAATCTCACTGCTGGTGTAAACATACTACTTGGTGCTGATGGTACAATGGTAACTGCTAATGATATGGAAGGTTCGTTAGCATCTGTAGATGGAGGTACAGCACAACAATTCTTCAAACAAGGTGGTAGGGCATTAACAGGAGATGCAAACTCTGACAATATGCTAAACCACTTTTGGCCTTGTGGTTCTCGTGGTGGGCCACTTGTCAGTAGACTTGACGGGTATGGGTATGTGTCTACTTCATGGGATTACCCAAGAGACTACACATTCGATGCACCTGTTTGGGTAGATGACGATGATAACGGCTCTTACACAGTAAGTAGTGGTATTAGTAAATCCAACTATAGCAGTATATCTAATCCAACTCGTGTTAGACCATTTGGTTATAGATTTGGATTGCGACAACCATACAACAAACCACAATGGTCTACTTACGGTTTAAGGGCACTAAGAGAAACTGCTATCACAGCAACTAACGCATCAGTGAGTTATCAACACGGCCCACTTGTACAAAGAGAAACGCAGACTTGGACATATGCTGGTGGTTCAGCCGGTGTATCTAATCCTGCATATCCTAACACATATGTCGGTATAATGGAAAGACAAACTAACTTTAGTGGTATGTTAGGAGTAGACATTCCCGAAAGACAGGTACGTTATAGTGACGGTATGAGAGTTACACGACCATTCGGTTGTCCTGTACGCACACTAAGAAATGCTTCTACTGTGGTAAGAGAATGGTGGGGCGAAGGAAACGGTAAGGGTATCTACAACATTGACGATGCACTAAGATACTACATTGTAGATTGGTGGGGCAATACTCGTGGTGAAGATGTACGCAGATTCCCTGTTCGTGGGTTTGGTATCAAACCTGCATGGGACAGTGCTGATGTTTACGAATATGATAGGACTAATGATAGAACTCCTTACCAACGTCTGTACAATGACGGCTCACCAATTGTAAACGGTAAGGGTATCATAGACAATTCGGGTAACGTAAGTGTATCAAGTGGGTTTACTATTCCTAAGTACGGTGGTAGATTAAACAACAATAACAACAACAGTTCTACAACATTAGTTGACGTATTCTTACCAACTAATGCACAGAGAGTTGGTGATAGTGGTAGAGGTTATGGTATAAGATACCCTACTGCATTCAATGAAGATTTACTAACAGACATAGATGAGCCTATCCACACAACAGGTGTAGTCTTGTCTCACCACACAGCAGAACCTAACATGAATGATGGCTACATTAGAGCGAGAGATGACGTACTGCAAAGTGATGAAGTACCTCGTGGTATAAGTGCTAGATTAGATATTGCTGAAGACGGACTATTGAAACCCGATGCTGTAGTAAGTGATAGAATAGAAACAGTCAGTGGTGACTCACCGCATAAAGACGCTATCAGTAGAAGTAGTCCTCGTATTGGATTAGACACAGAAAACATTGAGGGTGTAGATGAGAACATGATAATCATTAATACCGAAGCACACAGTCTCCACACTGACAGAAACGTGGGACAGCGTGTAATTCTACACGGCGGTATGCAGACAGGCTCTCAGACTCTAGGTGACTATGACCTCACTGCACTAAACTTCGGTGGACAGCCGCAAGGTGGTGTAATTAGACTAAGCCATACCTCAAACTTCAATCCTCTTGGTGGTACATTCCTTGCTGAAACACGCAACTTCGTATCTCCTATTGATGACAGTAATTGGGGTGGATTCACTGATGCTACATGTGACTACAACAATGACCCTACTATCACTATGGATTCTACAGCAAAGTTAGTTGTAGGTATGACAGTAACCGGTACAGGTATTCCAACAGGTGCCACTGTATCTTCGATTACCGATGCGACTACATTTGAGTTGTCAGCCTCAACTACCGGTGGTTCAGTAACTAACGGCACTCTGAGTTTCGGACCACCTGTAGGCATGGGAAGCAACCCCTATGCTACTAGCGTATTTACAACTGCCGGTAAGAGAGCCAACATTACTGACAAGAAAATCACATACATGTTACGCCCTATTCGATTACTAGACAAGCAACACGCTGAAATGTTTAGGTCGAACTCTAACCTACACTCTTCTTCACCACAGTACGGTAGTAATTACTTCGGTGCTACAGCAGGTGGTAAGTATGGATTGTACCTTTACGAAGTAGAAAACGGAAGGGCGACAAGCGGAGGCATATACATGCGAAGCACCAGCCCCGACTCCAACCCACCGTATGCCCCTGCATACCATATGGACATATCAGCAAGTGACACTGTACCAATTAGTAAGGGTCCAAAGATTAAGGGTACAGAGGTTACAACTTTCGATAAGACATTATTAGACAATGAGGTAACTCGTGTAATAATTAGCGAAAATTCATTACAGCATCATCGTGCAGATGCCCCTCGTAGAAGGTCACACGAAGAAGGAGATGTAAAAGAATTAAGGATGGATTATTCTGTTCAACCTAGATTCTCTCAGTCTCTCCATCAAAAGGGACATAAAGGCGATGTAACCTACAACAGTTCGGACCATAGTGGTGATGCGGCATGACGGTGTTTGATAATTCTTGGATTATATTGAAAAGAAATATTATTCAAAGACTAAGTGATAGACTTCGCTACGGCCCGGTAAAATATTATCATGGAACTACTGCTAATTCTGCTCAGAATATTGCTCGTGAAGGATTTCAACCAATTGAAAATAAAGTAGGTATTAGAGGTCAAGGTACTTATGTTTCTCAAAACCCTGCTGTGGCAGGTAGGTTTGCTACAGCCTTTGGAAGTAGACCTACTGAACAACAAGGAATGATAGGTGTTAGAAGTAGAGTTCCTATGGATTCTTTTACTGTAACTCAAGGCGATGCAAACTTTGCTAATCAAGGTTTATTTTCACAACCAATACCCCCTCAATATTTAGTTAATCTAAAACCAAAGCAGTATTCACAACAGAATGTACCAACTCAATATCAAGAGTCTGAATCTATGTTTGGTGGATATTCAGCAGGAGATTGGTCGCAACCGATAAATAATTCAAACTTTGGTGGTACAGTATGATTAGTGTAAAGGTGTATGAGGTAGGCCCAAGAGATGGATTACAGTCGTTAGGATATACTGTAGATACGGAGACAAAGAAACAACTTATCCAATCTCTTTATGATGCAGGTATAGAGACAGTAGAAGAGACATCTTTTGTTCATCCTAAACTTGTACCTAACATGGCAGATGCAGAAGAAGTATTCACCGGCAAAGGTTCAGCACTTGTCCTTAACAAGCGTGGATATGAAAGAGCAAAGGCAGCAGGTGTAGAAAAATTCAACATTGTACTATCTCCTTGTGAAACCTTCAATATGAAAAACATGAATGCTAGACACGATGAATTAGTATTACGGTACAGGACTTTCATGTTGGGTGTATCAAAAGAAAATGTAAGAGTGTATATCTCTATGGCTTTTGGTTCACCGTATAGTGGTCTTACATCTGACAATCAGATTATCAAATGTATTCGTGATGCTAAGATGTTTGGTAACACAGTAGTATTCGCTGACACTGTAGGGTGTGCAGATAGACTACAGATTGGTACATGGGCTGACTATGCCCACAAAGAAGGATTGAACGTAGCATTACATCTACACCATAAGGGAGATGAGAGTAACCCACTATCTATGATAAGAGCAGGTATATTCTCCGGTATTACAGAGTTTGATACCAGCATAGGAGGATTAGGAGGCTGTCCCTTTGTAGAAGACAGTGGTGCTAACTTAGCCACTGAAACTCTTGTAAAACATCTAAAGGCATGGGGAGTGCATTGTGATGTTGATGAAGATAAACTCCAACAAGCATTAAAAATTACTCGTGAAATAAAAAGAGGGGCGACGGCGTGACAGTAATCAAGAATACCGCAACGGGTCGTTACAGCACTGATGCTGACGAAATTATGACCCATGTAAGAAAGCCGGTATTCGTTGATAACGCTGTACACCATGCCCGATTATCACTACAAAAGAGTAACAAGGCTAAGGTGATTATTGAGAAAAACAACACTCGTACATTGCAGGTTATGCCTCAGAGAGCATATCAACTTTTGGAAGGCGAATCGTATGTACAACTTACTCATGTAAACAAACCGGGCCATTCTAGTCTCAATGCGCCATTCTTTAACGATGATGTTATTTCATCTACCAATACACCTATGTTATTGTATAACGCTGAATCAGGTAGTCAAAGATTACTACCTTCTACAATAGATACGTCATCTTATGGTGTCAAAGCGAATCTAAGAAACATGAAAGCCAAGACGCTAGATAGCATAGGGTTTACAGGTAATACAGTTAAGTTAGGACAGCCTATAGACGTAGGACTTCGTACCTCTGACTTGGCTGTAAGATTAGGCGAATCAATAGATAGCGGTGCTACCAGCGTAAATATTTCAAGAGCAAAGAACGTCACGGCATCCTCAGCCCGTAAGCATAGCAAACGCTTCGTAGGTCAAGACTTCAACAACATGAATCTAATGACAGCGTTGAGATTCCTTAGTAGGCATGACAGCAGAATGGTATTGCTAGATAGGTTTGGTAATCTATTGTATATACCAATCACATTTAGTGAGTCCAACTTTGATGTTGATGGTAACTTTAGAACAGGTGCAAGAACAGAAAACCCTGTAGATAACATACCAAACAGAGTTACTGTACAAGGTTTACCTCTAGCACTTAATGACTTAGTAATAGTAACTGTAGATGATGTGGAAGGGCAAGTAGAAGAAGTAAGAGAAGATTCTGCACCAATAATGGACAGTACAGTAAGAACTACTAACGCAGCACGAAGAGTCGCAAGACAGATGTTAAAATCACGTTCATTAATTCAAGGGTCTATAACAAGCGAAGGTCACCCCGGTATCATAGGACTAAGACCCGGTATGGTCATAAAATATAGTGGTGAAAATAAAGTTGTCACCGAGGTAAAACACATGCCAATCAGAAACATGAGTGACATATCTTTGCTAAACCTAGATACAGGTATAGAAGGTATTCTACAAGGTATATCTGAAGGTTCTACTGTGGGTGCTAACGAGACTAATCCTGCTACATATGTACAGGTAGTAGAACAAAACTTGGCATTGTTCGGTAAGATAGAATTGCGTATCAGTACAAGTGTTACTTCTCGTGGTGTATTTAATACAGCATACCTTATCGGCGGTGTGAAGGGTACTCAAGATAGAGGTAAGATAGGGAAGGCCGATGGTCTACCTATTGGTGGTAGTAAGACAAGAAGGGGGCGATTATATTCCGGTTAGTGATTACATAAAGAGACTACTGCTTGAGACATTAGCAGATAACATCAACGAAGTCATCTTAGGTTTCGATGGTACACCTGCTACAAGTGATGACGGTTCAGCAGGTCGCCCTGCTATTACTCTAGTACCGTCTGTCACCATAGTAGATGAAACATCACTATTGGTCGAAGCAACACTACCATATACAGAATCCTTTACTGATAAAATAAGAGAGGTGTATGTACAGTTTCGTGACACTAATGAGTTTACACCTGTGGCAAGATACACTATCAGTCCAATTACTAAATCTAATACAAATGAATTACTTATTCAAATAGCAATAGAGGTGGCATAATGACAGGCAATCCATTATCGGGGCATACAAAAGCGAATGAATCTACAATGGCTGGTACAGCCACGTTTACAGATGGACTAACAGATGGTGACCATATTCAAAGTCCTACTCTAACTAATTACTTGGAAGGGTTACATGGTAACGGTATATTACTAGAAGAAGATACAGCATACGGTGCTACCAATAGAAACGTACCCGAAGATTTACCGGGTGTAGTAGAACAGAACACTAATTCAGATAGAATTAGAGTGACAGGTGGTACTGCTATTATTGATGGTGTACCATTCCAATTCGCAGGTGGCCCCGGCTCTCACATTGATATTGATTTAACTACTACAAGTCCTAACAGAAGAGCAACATACTCAGCATTGACATCCGGTCAAGAGGCATTGGTGGTAGTTTATGTATCTACCAAAGACTCTGAAGGCGGGTCGGCTGTAAATAATGTACAGTGGGAGATGGGTACTGCAATCACTACAGCAACTAACGCATACCCCACCACCCCTTCGGCTTTCCTTAATGACCCAAAGGCTGCTACCGGTTTAGCAACTGATAGCACATCTTTCCAATCTGTAGTGCTGGCAGTTCTCAGAGTAGTTTACAGTGCAAGTGCCCCCGGTGATTTGAAAATATCAGTTACAGAAAGTAACGATAAGAGGGTATTCATTAGACCATCTCCTATCTATCTAACATCGGTTACTGATGGTATAGTAGGTGCAACTACCGCTATTGATAGTCATGCTGAAGTAGATGCACTAATAACAGGTACAACAGGAGATTTAGCAGGTAGTCGCTTAGGTGCATTATGGCAATCATATAATGCCGATGGTGATACGATATTGTATTACTCGTCAAAGGATTCGGGAGGTACAAGACACACCCATGTATTAGGGCCGGTGGGGTATGTAACTAAGTCACCAAGTACCACTACTACTTTTACCTTCAATGAGGGACAAGTCTTCGTACTCAACCCTTCAACTGCTATGCAATTCAACCCTAGTGGTACATTTCCGCTAGGGCATTTAGTGTATGTAACTAACGAGGCAGCACATGGTACTAACGGAGTGACATTCGATAATGCTGGTATAGGTATTGTGTTACTAGGAAAAGAATCGGGAGTATTTGTCTACACAGGTAGTGCGTGGAAGAATGTGATGTTAGCAAGCGGTGCTGTGTCACCTAATGGTCATGGTGCTTCCGGTAACGTACAACTATCAGATGGTGCTGGTGGATTTACAAGTGACAATAATCTTAATTTTGACACAGGTACAGATGCTCTTACCGTAAACGATTTGAAAATATCTAGTAGTTCAAACAATGTAGTAATCGAAAATGAAACTCAAGATAAAGATATTATTTTCCAAATAAATGATGGGGGTTCTGCAAGTACAGAAGTAATAAGAATTGATGGTTCACTATCAAAAGTAGGAATTAAAACGGGTAGTCCTGTTGGTGCTGATTTACATATTCAAGGTACAGGTATAAGTGATACAACACCTGTGGTTTTAGTTGAAACAACAGATTCGGGTACGGCTACCGGTCCTGACTTAGTTTTGTATAGAAATAGTTCAAGTGCGGCTGATGGTGATGCTTTAGGTCATTTATTGTATAGAGGAAAAAATGATGCAGGTACTCCCGAAGATGTAACTTATGCACAAATATATGCTAAAGCACAGGATGTGTCGGATGGTACAGAAGATGGGCAATTATTCCTTAGAACTATCGTTGATGGTACACTTATGAATAAAATAGAGTGTAATGCCACAGAAGTAGTAGTCAACAATGGCTCTCTTGACAATGACTTTAGGGTTGAAGGTGCTACTGATACACACGCAATATTTGTGAATGGTGCCAATGATAGAGTTGGAGTTGGAACTGATGCACCCGCCACCAAATTAGAAGTTAGCGGAGATACTACAATATCAAGAAGTTCTGATTTAGGCCAAACAAGAACGCTAAGTATCGAAGGGGCAAGAAACGCAACGGGAACTGATTACGCTAGAATAGATTTGAAAAATTATGATTCTAACTCCGGTAGTCCGGCTACTTATGTCGGTGCAAGAATCGCTGCTATTAATGAAGCAACAGGGGTTGATGATGGAAGTCTAGCAATATCAACGGCTGATGCTGGAACTTTGACTGAAAGAATGAGAATAACTGATACGGGTACTGTTGGTATTGGGACTACTTTACCCTCAGCGACTTTTCATGTAAAGAACTCTAGCACAGGATATAATGCCATATTTGAATCAGATGATGATGGCGCATCAGCAGCACCCGATGTAGCATTGTATAGAAACGGATTGACACCTGCTGATGGTGATGATTTAGGTCACTTAATTTGGAGAGGTACTACTGATGATGGTGACTCAACAGTTACAAGGGGTAACTACGCTGATATTTTCTGCGAGGCTCAAGTAGTAGCAACGGGTTCAGAAAGCGGTAAAATGCACCTTAGAACTAAAAAAGCGGGTACTATGAATAAGAGGCTTTCTTTTAGTGCAAATGATACTATTTTTAATGAAGACTCAGTTGATGTGGACTTTAGAGTTGAAAGTAATGGTAATGCAAATATGCTCTTTGTAGATGGTGCTAATGATGAGGTTGGGATAGGTACTAACTCTCCTGTAGCCACATTAGATATTGCTTCGGGTAGTACATTTAGAAACACAAGATTGCTTACTGTATCAGTATCAGCAAGCACTACTCTAACAGAAGCCGCACATGCTGGAAGATACAATATATGTGCAGGTAATATTACTTTACCTGCAACTTCAACTGCTGGTGAACACTACGCTATCCTAAACACAACAGGTGGAGATATTACAATTGGTCGCAATGGAAATAATATCAATGGTGCTGGCTCTGATGCTACTTTAGGAACATTCAAAGCCGCTACTTGTATTGCTATTGGTTCTAATAATTGGATGGTAATTGGTGTCTGAAATGTATATTGTTTTAGCAGGTTGCGCTCAACAAGGTGCTGGCTCTCCATTAGCGGCTTCACTTGATGGTGCATCATTATCTGATACTGCTGTTGAAGCAGGTCCCGCTACAAGTTCGGTTGTTACTTTCACTACGGCATCGGGGGCATTGAGTGCTACTGTAGTCGCAACGGGAGGAAGTGGTAGTTACACTTACTCTTGGTCGGTATTAGCAAAGACTTTGGATGATTCAGATACAGGTAATAGATTTTCTATTAACAGCACAGGAACTACTACTAATGCAACTTACAACACTCTAACTATAGATGGTGCAAGACCCGCAAGTGCTGGACCTCCATTTGTAGGTGAATTTTTGATTAGGTGTGCAGTAAATGATGGCTCTTCCACCGTTAATGTAGATTTCCCATTTACGATAATTGGAGAATCGTTTTGATTAACTATCATCTGTAAACACAGAGCGTGATTTTTTACGCATTGTTGGGTCTTTCCAATAATACTCACACACTCTACAACACATCAGATACACACGCTCGTTACCCTCATCAAGAAAGCGACCCGAAAGCCGTCTTGGAACCTGCAACTCCCCACACTTAGGGCAAGGGCGTTTTAGTTTCTCCATGAGTTTACCCATGACGACACCTACTGTACAGGTCGTCTTGCTACAATGTCATCAATACGCAAGATAGCGTTAGTAACTTCTGCTGCACTTAGCACAGCCTGTCTAACCAAATCAAGCGGCTCTACAACACCTTCGGCCAACAAGTCCTTGACACCACCTTCTGTGACATCCGGCCCTACTGTTATCTCTCCTTGCAGGATACTGTGTCGCATAGCAAGAATAGTATCTAGTGGGTCATGACCCGCATTTTCTGCAATAGTAGCAGGAATGATTTCTAGTGCATCAGCAAATGCTTCGATAGCCATCTGTGCCCTACCGCCTATCTGTGCTGCATGTTGGCGTAGGTATGTAGCCATACGCACATAGGAGTTGCCCCCACCCACGACGTAGTTCTGACCCTTCATTACAAGAGACACTACACCGAGTGCATCATCAAACCCACGCTCGACTTCCTCAAGTGTGTGCGAAGTAGCACCACGCAGTACAAGGGTAGCCTCATCACTACTGTACAGTTCATCGCCTGTCTTTTTGTCAATGCCCGGACTAACAAATAAATACCAAATGTCATTCTTTCTTTCACGAGTAATTAAAACTTCACCGGCGGTTTCAATCTCATCGGGAGACTGAGCGATAGGTAGGTTGCTAACTCTGCTCAATGCACGAAGAGTGGATTCGGGGGTGCGTCTAACTGCCATGATATTGTGTTTCTTCAAATGAGAACATACCATATCATTGATACCGTCACGCACGAATACAACTCCACCTTTAGGTAGTGCCTTTACGATGTACTTTGCATTAGCAAGTAAGTCAGCCTTACCTGCACTCTTGTAGGTTTGATATGACTGAGCATCTACAGATAACTGTATGTTATCATCATTCTTCTCAGTCTCAAGACCTGTGTTAATCAGCAGTAACTTACTGTAATTGTCATCACCCTCAAGCACATAGTCCTTGTTTACAATGACACCGTTGAAGAGATGTGAATCTTCTATTGAGCCACCGGGGAATGAAACTACCTTGACACTTTCAGCATCACCGGCTTTCTCTACTGCTGATACACATAGTTCTGAAACTGCATCCAAAGCATTCTCAAGAGTCTTACCTGTAATCGCTGTCTTTGCAATACTAACTAGAAGACCCCTAGATTTACTTTGTTTAGCAATCTCTGTTGTTAGATATTGTGTAGCCATCTGTGCTGCTTCGTGGTAACCACGGCATATCACATTCGGGTGCAACCCTTTCTCAAACAACATCTCACTGTTACCAAGCAGTTGACCCGATAACACTACTGTACTTGTTGTACCGTCGTAACATAGTGACTCTTGTGTACGAGCCACTTCTGCTATCATCTTACCGCCGGGGTGAGATACATCTAGTTCACGAAGGATGGTAGCACCGTCATTTGTTACAATGACATTGCCGTGTCCATCCACCATCATTTTATCCATACCCATAGGACCAAGCGTAGACCTAACTGTTTCTGCTACAGTCTTCGCTGCTCTTATGTTGTGTATTTGCGCCTTATCTTGCTTTACATTTCCTGTCTCTGACATACTACCACTCTACTTCCAAGTCTATTTTTTCACCTGTTTCTAAACTACGAGATGAGATATAACCCTCGCTCTTACCAAACTGATACAAATCGTATGTTAGTTTAGCATCGCTCAGACAGTATTTAGCCACCTCGTCATACTTCCCCTCTCTCCACGCTACAGGGGCATCGCTGCTGTTCATTAACTTGCTGTCTGCAAATGTTTGTTTAACGAGCATTCCAAGTGAAGAATCTACTTTACCAAATGCAAGTGCTGCTTTGTTTACTAACAACTTAGTATCTATTACAGCATCTTCTTTGCCAAGTATATCACCGGCTGTCCAACAATCCAATGCGTCACGCAAAACAGGTAAATCGAATGAGCGAAGATTATGACCTAGAATCTTACCGCCCTTTGCTATATGGTCTGCGAGGTCATCACCAAGTGTACGAGGATGCAATGCCTTGACTGTATCATCTACACTCAAGGACTTGTTACAATAGATAGTGCCCTTGTCACCATTCCATGTTGCTACTACTGATGGTTCAAACATAGATGTGTTGTGCCACCCACCTATTTCATGTGAGAAATTTGCAGTTTCAATATCCAATGCTAGTAAGTCACTCATTCTTTTTCACCCTTCTTTCTTAGGTAAACCCGGCCACCGGACTTCTTCCTATTGAACAAGTTACCACCGAAGTCTTTGAAATGTCTTTCTGCTGTACTCTTAGATACCTTTGACTTAGACATGTAAACCGACTGTACGAGGGACTGTAGTCTCCACCCGTCACCATGATTCTCCAAGTCGTGAGGGGTACACTCACCGTAAGCAACAAGCATTGCATCGTGAATCTTAGCCTCTTTCTGTTTGTTACCACCGACTTCAACAGAGTCTTCTAGCCATGAGATTAGATTTTGGAACATATCAAACAGTATGTCGTGAGCCAAGTCTACATGTTCTGCATTGACAACCCACTTCTCATCAAGTATAGCCATGTGTACTGAAAAGATACCTAAGTAATTCTCAACAGCCGGTACGAAGGATGCTACAATCTCAGACATAGATGGACTCATATCTCTGAGCAAATCATAGATGTCATCAGATGCTTGGTACAGTGCAGTTTGGTAATCGGGAGATGGAGTAAACATATCCCACATGTGCTTTTGCACTATTTCCTCTTTCTCTTGATTTGAGGCTTCTTCCCATTGAGTGAATTTTATCTCTTCCATATTCAATAGTCTATCACGAAGTCTCTTGTCTGTGGAAATAAAGTAATCATACAAATCTTCCTTAGTGTATTCTTCTTCGGAAGGCTTGGACATAAACGTACCAAGTCTTCTGTTACTGACATCTTGCCTCTCATCCATGTCCCAATGCCTATAGTAAAGCAGGACACGCTGGAAGATACCTTTTGTTAGAACGTACTCCTTTACCCCCTTTGGTGGGTATGTAGTAATCCACAATGATACAAGAGATGGACATTCTATTTTCTGTCCCTTCATGTGTTTGACAAGTGTATTGTTTCCACTACCTACAGGGTTACACGCTGTTTGAAGATACAGTACAGTTTCTTGACTGTGTTTGTTAGGAGTGAGAAGAATAGAACCTTCATCGAAATTGATTGCTTTACGGCCACTCAGTAAACCCTCAACAATTTTTACATCACCTGTAGGTTTACCATTCTCATCAAATTCCTGCTCTGTACTTCCAATCAATCCTGCATCTGTACCGGATGCGAATAACTCAAATGGTATCTCTGCCTTTTCCATAATGTCACTAATGAAATTCCAAGCAATTGACTTACCTGTTCTTGATGGTTGAATCCAAAAGACATGCACTCTCAAATCAAGGTGAGTGTCCCATGTTGGTAGTCTAACATACGGTAGTGTTGTTTGACCTTGAATGAAAAAGAAAGAGAGAAGTCCCGGTACCTCATTCTTCATTGATGTCCTTGAGAAGTGACTCAAGTATGCATCTAATATCGGAAATTTCTCTAATGCTTTGTATGTTTTTATCGCCATGCCTACCACACCTATTCTCTTTATTGGTTTAAATACTCTAGCGTCTGACCTTACGCTCTTGTCTTACAGGTTCCTCGCTTGTAAGAATATCAATTAGCAACTTCCTTCTCACTGTACCAAGCCCTTTGATTTCCTTTAGGGATTCGGGGAAACACATCTCTTCGATACTACCACACTTCTCTAGCATCTTCTGCGCTGTCTCCATCCCAATGCCGGGTACAGTAGCAAGCATGTCTGCTCTAAGGTCGTTAGAAGCCACCCTGCGAATTGATTGCGCCCCATGCTTACTTGCTGGCTTGTGTAACTTATCATGAAGCCTTACAATGAAAGATGCTGCCTCACTGACATTGTTACAATAGAATACTTGGCATTCAAAGTCTGACATCAAACGAGCCAATGTACCAATCAACTCATTTTGTACTCTTGAGTAAGATACCTTCTTACCATTCTTCTTAGCAATTGCAACATACTTATCTATAGAACCGTGTACTACGAGGAAGAATCTCTCATAGTTAGCATCCATGTTGTCTAACTGTCGCCATAGGTGACCGCTATGACTTGACTGAAATAAATCGGATATACTCTTTGCTTCTACACAGGCACCTCCAAGTAGGTAGTCGCCTACCACTAATGCTTGGCGAGCCACCGTCAGCCCCGCCTTCGCCGCCTTGCGTTCTACTGATTCGCACAGCGTACCTCTTTCATTACTATCAATTATCAACTGCGGTTTCATCTTCTATCACCTGTTTTTTATGTGTCGAACAAGTCTTACAACCTATTCTAGTAATCCAATTCCTACATCTTTCACCTTCAATGCGTTCTATTCTCCTTCTTGAACGAGGGCCATTCGCCCCTCGCTTCACCTTTCCTTGACATCTATATTCGTCGGGAGGTAGTGCTGTTCTGCATTTATGACATCTAGGGAAGTGAGTTTTGTCTGCATGATATTGGGGCGAAATAACAACTCTTGTATCACAAAATGTACACTTTACTCTTGGCATCATATCACTCCCGTATTATCGAAATATTTGCACTTTCCAACGCAGAATCCTTCGCTTATTAAGGTTGCACAAGTTGCATGTGAATAGCCTGTCATTACTATACTCCTAACCTGTTCTTCTGTCCTGTCGTAACTGTAATCAACCCACTCTTGACTCTTGCAAATGTTCACTATACTATTGATGTGTAACTCCTTCTCTTCATCAGATACACGCCATGCAGGAAAGAAGAAGCGTAGCCTATCAGCGAGATAGGAAGCGAAGTGATACCTCGCCCTGTGTGGTGGGTTACCCCCACCCATTGCTGCTTGAGACAAGCAGGGTAGAATGTGAATGTCATCGAATGCTACTGTTGGTAACTCAACAGGCTTCAAATCAAAATTTTGAGAAAACTTATTCTCAATTACTTTCATCTTTGTTTTATTTTCTCCGAGGGCGATGTAACCGGAATGAGGATTCATGCCCTTCTCCATCAAATCATCGAATGATAGATTCAGAATGTCATCGCTTGTCAGTGGTATGCACCAAGTACCACGCTTTGCATTGTACGAATTTGGTATGCGTATCATACCGGATGTATCGAATGCTACTGTAGGGTCATTACAATTGAGTTGACCTATCTCTTTCTCCCAACTACCGATTAGTACCCTACCGGAGTGCTTTATGCGTGACAGTTCACTACCGTTCTTTGGCTCTAGTGTTTCATCTAGTGGAATCCATACATGGAAACCACCGCCACTAAACCAAATAAAATGAAGAGTATTTTTCTTCATCAGAAAGCGGTGCAATCTGCGTACCTCTTCTTGTGGAACTTCAAAGGCTACCTCTGCACCCTTATTCTTGAAGTCCTTACAATCAAAGTCCATCACGAAGTGATGTATCTTTGGGGTATTGTAATCCACTCTGTGATGTTTAGGTGCTTGAGTTTCATTGTAACCGTATGCTGTGAAATAAACATTACCCGACCCGTTCTTACCACGCCAATATCTCTCTAAGTCAGCAGCATCTTTTACCATGCGCCTCCAACCACGCTCACCATTGGAGGCTATCTCTAACACTTCACGAGGGAAGTCTATCGGCACAAATGACATTCAATCACCTGTGCTTTCTAATGTACTCATCTAAGTCTTGTAGTATCATGTTGTATATTTTCAATACCTTTTCATCCTTTAACTCACGAGGATGGATAGTGTATATCACATCCTTGTTGTGAGTGACCTCCGGTACAGGTATTATGTCACCTATCGCTGTTGGCATGAACTCATACAGTGACGTTTGTCGCATCACCTGTCTGATGAACGGTGCCCTTTTTGGTAGGTTACCACCCGTAGATTTTCTCAGCCTAACATTGTAGTTAGTGCCTCTTGTCTTCTCATTTATCACATACTCCATTAACAGTATTACTTCTTTCATTTTTCTTCCTCCATTATATCATCTAAAAATTCATCCGTCACTGCCCATTGAGAACAGTGGTCTTTGTAATCACACCATGAGCATTTCAATCCATTACGGTCTAGTGCCTCTTCCATTGTCTCCCCCTCTCGTAACCTTCCAAGAAAAGGTTCAGGCGGGAACTCCATGTTGATGTGTGCCCTAACTAATTTCTCTAAAGCATTCTCAACACTCTTCGATACTCTGTTTGCCTTACTTACATGCTCGTAGTAAATGGTGGCACCTTCGCCCCCATTGATACCACCGCCGGGAAACTCCCATCCCCAATGAGTGATAGGTAGAAACTCTTGGTGCTTACTATGCTCAAGCATCATACGATAGAATCCCATCTCCTTACGCATGGCACCGACCTTGCTACGCTTCTTGTATTTGCCCGTCTTTAATTCCATAAGAGCAAAACCATCATCGTCAGCAAATAGTGTATCAATGAATCCATTCATGTGAATAGGTATAGGTTCACCATCTATTACAACGGTACGAGTAGCATGTATGTTAGCCTCCACCCCTACGGGTTCCCAATCTTTTCCTTTGGTAATCTTCAATCTGTGAAACTGCCATTCAACCCATTGAGCAATCTGCTCATCCTCACCATACGCATACGGTTCGGGTGGCTGAGGAATATGGTCATACAATATCTGTTTAGCATCATCTTCCCTGCCCTGCTCGATGAGAGCCAATGCCTCATCCTTTCTATCGAATGTAGCCCAAAAGTATTCCATCATGTCGTGGACATTCAGTCCTCTTACATGGTGTGGTTGTTGCTCGCCACGCAAGCCCTTGAACTTCTCAAGGTAATACTGTTCGGGACACCAACTGAATGTGCCTTGACTTGATTTAGTAACTCTCAACTTTTTTGTTTCATCCTTATTTGGATTCCAAGCGTAGGTGCTGATTTTGTACGAGTCGTACTCTTCTTGGTTACCTGTTTCCTCAAGGTAATCTTCTATAGTCGGGCGACTATCATCAGCGTTAGGATTGAATCTCATTCTACCATCCCTAATAATTTCTCGACATATACAGCCGCATCCATCAACTCTTCCTGTAAGTGTACAAGCCATTCACGAATAGATAGAATCTCTTCCTCCATAGTCACCCCGTACTTCTCTTTACCTACATCAGACCTAGCCTTAATCTTCTTACACACTGAATCTTCTATTGCGCTCATATCATTCCTCTCCTTTTGCGAGTCTTACCACCCAATCCAATTGTCTCTACCACTTCAGCATTTTCCAATTCGATAGGTAATCTCTTTTGCTCTTTAGATAAAATATCCATAAACTCGTCAAGAGTTGTCTGTCGCATCATCTTACCACCGCACTCGCAACAATATTGTACAGGTGCGACTTCTTCTTTCTTTTTCTTAAACCATTTCCATCCCATAGTATCACCAAAACCTCTTGGGCACTCTTCGTGCCGTTAGTCCATCAAGATTCCAATTGAGAGTTTGATACACAGATTTGAGTTTAGCGTGAATCCACTTGTTCACTACTGTACCCCAATCAATACTGTACCCTTCTAACTCCTTTTCATTCTCATATGCAATCACGTTACAGTACGGTTGGCCTTCGGGCACGTCGTCAATGAATACCCACTTTACGCTATCACGTTTACCAAAGTCTGTACCATTGTATTGATTAGAATATCTTGCCGCCTTAGCAGCGTTAGGAACTACCTTGTCATACTCATCTAAGTCCTTAGATAAAGAGCCATAAGATGATACATCTGAAATCGGTATGCCACCCTTGTAAGCATGCTTGATGTCCGGCCTAATCTCTTCGTAAACCTCATCTTCATTCTTACCACTAGAAATCAAAGTGAATACTTTACCGAGTATTTCTTTTGTTAGCGGTGGCGCACTTGATGCTTTGATTGAGAAACCTGTAACCTTCATGTCACCCGCATCTTCGGGAGGATATGACTTGATACCGAAGTTACGATTCTTTACATCAGCAGTAAACCAATACGGGAAGAATGCTTCCAACTCAACATCAAGATACTTTAGATTCATTTCATTCTGAGCAATGTCTGTAAGTTTACCAGCCACTTCTTCTGCTTCTTCAAACGGAACCTGTATGTAACACGAATCAGTGTGACCTGCAAGGCCACGATAACCCATCTCTTCACTCTTGTCAACTAACATAGAGATAGACTTACGACCTAGATAGGTGATAGACTGAGCAATCTCATAACTACTCCATTGTCCTCTGACCTTCTTACTACCTACCATACCGTAAATCGCATTCACACTGACCTTGACAGCCATCTGTAGCATGTTGTAACCTAACTTCTCATCAGCATCCGTAGCCTCTTTCATGAGTCCTTTGTAGTGCTTACGCAACTTCAACAACTCTTTAACTACAGATGGAAGAATACCTTCGATGTCTTGTCTCCAATGGAATGTACCACCGCTACCTTTGATGTAGTTACCATCTTCATCTATCTTAGGTGGTATCTTGAGTGTCAGTGTGTTAGGCCCCGGCTTGTCAGTCAGTGTAGTATGACATAGGTTAGCCGAGATAATGATGTTAGGATATAGAGAAGCGAAATCCACTAGCGCAACATTCTCATGTCTTCCTGCTACGGGAGGCATGACCCATGCTGCCTGTAGTTCGGGTCGCTCTTCTATCCATGAGGTAGGTGCTTTCAATTCTGTATGCCTACCAATCAATCCTCTGAAATATCGTGATACATTGTGGGTGCTACCAAACTGTACACCACACACTTGCTGCATTGCAAGGTGGTATGCTGTACAATTCAACTTGTCATCAATGTCACGCAAGAGAGTAGTATCAACTAAACAGTAATCTACAAAGTCATCATAGTATTCAGACCAACCGTTGAATACAGTCATGCCTTCTATTTCATCAGTGAGTTTGTGTCCTAAGTCTAGTGCTTCAGCAAACCACGCAAGTTTCCTTTGCTGTGCCTTTCCTTTACCGGACTTCTGCCACACACCCTCAAAACCACTACCCTCAGTCCACTGCGCCGCAGTGTCAAACACCAGCCTACCCTTGATTGGTTGGGCTGTAGACTTGTAGCCCTCACCATTCTTCTTAGGTGGAAGGAATGTATTGATAGGTGACATATCATCTCTAAGTGGGCCAAGCCTATCATACAGTTTGGGTAAGTCAGCCCATGCCCCTGCGTGAGCAATCAGCATGTCCGGGTCACGCTCTCTTAGATAGTCTAAGAATCCCTCAAGCATCATCAACTCATCGGGGAATGTGCGTAGTTCATACCCATCATAACGGTCTATCCATTCTGTCTTTGTAACATTGTCACGGATAGACTCTTGACTCCAAGCGAATACTACAGGACTGTCAGCATCAGAGTCAGCCACGGCTATCACAGTGATAAGACCCTCACCATCTGTTTGCCACTCCATATCATAGTACCACTTACGAGGCTTGAACTCCGGTAACTTATCGGGATAGTTTGTGAGTAGGATTTGGTCAAGGTAGTTTAGGTCAGCCTCGCATGTCCACTTACCAACCATGTCTTTGATTTCCCATAGTTGGTTTGGGTGATTGACTTCAGCCTTCCATACTAAACCACCATTCAGTGCGTAAGAAGTTTCATCTTTATTTATTCTGACATTCATTCTCTCAAGACGATTGAGAACATATGAAGGTGCATTCTGCTTTATCCAACAGAAAGGATATACGAAGTCGTCATCTTCATGCGTGATGTATCTTTCATGAAGTACACCATCATTCCCACGAGTACGCTCATAGATGATGGGTGGCTCATACGGGTCATTGGATATGAAATCAATAATCATCAAGCATCACTCTCATTTATTATTAAGAGTAAAGTATTATCCTGCTCAAAGATTACAGGTTCATTGTCGCCCATGTGAAGTCTAGCATTGCCCTCATCAAGATACTGTAGGCACTTAGGTAACCAATCACCAAAGTATGTCTCTACTGTAGCGTTAGGCCCATCAGCATCAGTGATGGGTAGTGTAGTGAATAGGCGACCTGTAGCAGCCTTACCAGCCACTATACCCAAGTCATCTTCCCCACAGTGTACCCTCAACTTGAACTGAGAATCAGCCGCTACTAATCCCTTCATACCGGCCAATGAAATCAAATCCTTAGTTTGAACATTAGCGTGTACATTGAGTATCGCACCGGAAAAATCAGACCAACCTACAGACGCACAATCAGAAAGTAACTTGCGAATAACCACGGTTTTACTTGCTGATAAAATATCATCAGTGCTAGGTATCTGCAACTTGTTTCCACCTGCTTCAATGTGAAGAGGCTTCACCGGTGTAGTCTGTCTAAGAGTTACGTTGTCTTGCTTGCTCGCTTTCAAGAAACCGATTGCCTTCTCAAGCATAGCGATGTGGATAAACCCTTCATCAACTATCGTAACACCTGTAATGTGTTTACGCAAGTAGTAGTTAGCAAACCCTACCTCGATGGTAATACGATTGCCAGCACAACTCATACGCACGTCTGTTACACCCTTTCCAAAAGAGGAAAGGAAGGCAAGCAACTCTTTTCTATCTACACTAATTTTACACATAACAACACCTCAAGCAAAGTAGGAAAACGGCGGGAGGGAAACAAAGGAAACACCCAAAGAAACAAACCCCCCGTCTGCGAAAGCGATAACTATACCGTTTATTACTGCTCAAAACCTACCTCGTAAGAGTATCACAAACTCCCATCGTGTAGTTCGGGTAATCCGAACCACTGATAATCTCCATCCGGCTTCGTTACAAAGACCGTCTTAGTTTGGTCTTGTAGAGAAGGGTTAGTCTTACACTTGTGGAAGCGAGCCTTGTACTCAGTCTTTACCAACTCACCTTCATCGTCGTACTCTTCTTCTGTCTCCATCCAAATAATAGTCGGAAGGTAGTTGTTAGTTTTCTTTTCCCATTCCGGTTGCCAAGATGTTTCAGCATCTTTGCTGAATGAGAAGTTAGTATTGCGAAGGTGAGTCTCCCAAAAGACTCTGACACCTGCTCTCACTAGATTGCGAGATAGTGCTGTTAGTTGGTGGAAGCGAGTGTTACGAATAGCCCAATCAGACTGTCGCTCAACACGCTTTGCATCACCTGCACCACGATTGTCAGCCGCTTCGATACCATCCTTAGCCAATCCTAAGTCAATGATTCTCATGTTGTTAGTACAAATCTCTAACCATGAATCAAGTCCACTCACAAGTACACCCCATACAGGCGCACCTTCGTTAGTGACTCTGTGTAATATGAACTTCATGATGTCCATGACACGCTGATGTGTACCGGGATAGTCATAGGCAGTACGGTCTTGAATACCCATTTGCCACGGATTCCAACACTTGATGTTGTCATTGTTACCCAATGCTGAGTTTAGCATTGTAACTCCCATGTCGAAGTCAATCGCATGTAACTCTGCTTCGGGGTGCTTTGCCTTATCATTCTCAAATGCATCCTTTACAATACCCGATTTACAAGTACCATCATGTCCTGCAATACCGATGAACTGATGAGTCAACTTCTTCTCTTCAGTCATGCGGTTCTCTTCAGCACGAAGATGAGCGTATAGGTCATTGCCAGCCTTTACCTGTTGAGGCTTAGGTGCTACCTTTACTTCCTTCTCTTCTGCTTGCGCTACCACTGTTTCTCCAAATCCTGCCATCTTAATCTCTCCTTATACAATCTGCCTTTAGATTAGGTTTTGACTCGACTAACTCACCAATCAATTCATTGACTACCTCATCTATTTCATGAGTTGCTGATACATTGTCTATGATACACTCAACAAGTTTATGCAAGTCTTTCACATCATAGAAGTCGAATAGTAAATCTAAGTCTCTTCTGTAACCTAACTGTTCTGCGTAATCATTCAAACTGACCAACTCCTGTGTTACCACCTGTCTCACGACGGCGGCATCTTCGTGGGTGACCATAGATACCGTAGACGGTCATCTTAGGTGTAGTGAGTCCATCTCTTGTAGCCATACCAATACGGCCAAAGACAAAGACTGTGGACTTCTCAGCGTATGGGAATGCTTCCTCACCCCAATGCGCTCTAAATGGGTTACAGGTCTTACCTACCGCACCCGGAATCCAACAAGTGATGTCACCTGCAATCGGACTGTTAAGTGTCATTAGGTAGTTCTCTCCCTCAGAATCGTACTCGCTTTCACGAGGCTCAGTGTTAAGTGAGTTGATGATACCTCTTGTGATAACAAGAGGCCCGAACTGTCTCTTCTCTCCACCGGATGTGTAGAATTGCTTGCGCTCTTCATACGCTTCTTCAAGCGAATCAATGTTCACATACAGGTCGTGGAACTCTCCGTTAGTCCAATACTTTGTAGGCTGAAGAAGAGGTCTTACATTCTCACTAACGAAGTCGTCAGTGTATGTAATCTCAAAGTTAGAATAGATACCTAGTACATCTTTGAATGCTTCACTTGCATTCTCTCTAGGTGGTACAACCTGTATCTTACATGGTCTTCCAATGTCCAAGTTGTGATAGATGAAATCTTGAGTCATGTCAACACGCCACAGAGAGATAGAACCATTCTTTACGAAGTCTTCTTCCTCTCCACCCAAGAAGTATGCGTAGCGACCCATCCTTGTTGCAGGTGCAGGTTGGTTGTCATAGGTAGTCAAACATACCCAATCATTGTCAGCCTTGATACCGAATGGTGGTTTGTTTTCTGTAGACACATCAAGAACAGTCATGCCCTCTTTGTGATGTAGTGCCCACTTGTCATCCTTCTTCTCAAAGACTCCAAGCCTACCACTTGATACAGCCTCATTGGGGTCTTCCTTGTACAACTTGAGGTTTGCACGAACAATGTTAGCAAGCCTATCGCTCTTCTTGTCATGCATACCCAAGAAGCATCCAACCCATGTCTGTAGTTTACTGTTAGAGCCACTGCTCTGTCTTCTTGTCTCTAATACGAACTGCTCAGACCAATCAACTAGCAAGTCTTCATCTTCTTGTGTTGGGTCATCACACGCATAATTGGTTTTGATGTCTTCAAGGAACTCGTTGATTGCATCAGCAAGTTTCTTTCCTGTCCTTTCAGCATATTTACTAAGGCGGTCAGTGACACCTTGTGGAAGATTGGCAGTGCTGCTGCTCTCTGCAACTGCACCAAAGCCGTTTCCTTCCGGTTCGTAGTTATCTTCGTATTCATCTTCTTTGTCCCATGCGGTACTCATTGTTTCATCTCCTTTTTTAGTTGGGCTACTAATACTTCTACGAAGGATTCTGAACTCCCTGCCCATTCGTAGACGTATTTCATCATGTCACCCCATACTGCCATAATAGCAAATGTGGTATCGGGGTCATCGTCAAAGTGCTTTCTAATTGCACGATGGAAGTTATTCATAAATGATAACTTGTCCCTCGATGAATCTAATAAATCCAACAAGTTTTCTCTTAGGTCATTCCACTCATTGGATATAGTCATGTCCCACCAATCATCATCACTTTGTTTCATGGTGAATTGTTTAATTGAATCTGCTGTCTTCGGAATACGCTCTAGTGAATTTACTGCTGCTCGCAAATCTCCACCGTGGAAATCAACTACATCACCGTAGTATGGTTCCCATTCGATAGGTACTCCACAAGATTCTGTAAGTCTAGTAAGGTGAGAAGCACCCTGCTTGGCATCAACACGTTTGAACGTGTATGCTGTACATCTGCTCTTGATAGCAGGGCGTATCTTGTCACCGTAGTTAGCGGTTAGAATGAAGAGTACCTTGTTAGCGTACTTCTCCATGATACCACGCATTGCATCTTGTGCTTGTGGAGTAAGACCATCGGCCTCATCAAACACAATCACTTTGCGCTTTGTACCTATACCACTCAACCTAGAGAAGTTTTTGACTTCCTCTCTAATGTGTCCGATACCCCTGTCATCACTAGCATTAGTCCACATTACATTCATGTCATTGTAGGCATTGCCAAGCAGGGTACGGGCAACAGCATTGGCAGCACTTGTTTTACCTGTGCCGGGTTCCCCTATGAATAGAAGGGCTGCGGGGTATTCGCCTGTCCTCTCCCATTCAAGAGCGTCATTCACAAAACTATCATTGCCTACCACTTGGGTAACACTAACAGGTCTTAGAACCTCATTCCAATTAGTTGCCATTTTCCTCAATCCCTATCTCAATTCTAGTTTATATACTCTGACTTCAAGTCCTCATATTTTTCATCATGTTGATTGACCCAAGCCATGAACTTCTTCCAATTGCGATGCTTGTTTCTAGGAATCTTGGGTATAGGATTATCAAGCACCCACTTCAACATGTTGTACTTGACCCTATCAGTAGGACACAATAAGAACTCAAATGCGTCTAACACCTTTACCCACTTCTCCAACTTCTCCACTCGCTGTATTCTCCGGGTTTCCATGACACTTAAACCGTGTGAGTTAGCCCATACCTCGATACACTTCTTCTGTTCTTCAGTAGTGTTAGGCTTGAGACTAACGTACTTTCTTACACTTAAGCCGTAACCGTATGGTGACTTGTCAACTGCTACCCTAAATGTAAGGCGAGTAACCGCCAGCCCCAACCCAATGAACTCAGTCGGATTCA